AAGAAAACGACTTAGAGACAGAAAAAAAGAACGGAAACGATCTTTATCTTCGAGTCAACGACAATGTATTTACTGAAGTATCACACTGTGATATCAGACAAAAAGCCATATTATGGTTGGAATCAGAATTAGAAGGAGTAAAGTATAATTAAATGAAAGAAGAATTAAAAGCAATTAGATGTGCCATTGACGGAGTCGCTGACGAGATGTTAGAAAATCGTAGACACGCAAACATGGGGGATCTCGTCAAGGTGATGGAGAATATCAGTAGTACTCTCTGCAGTATTAGCTATGATCTAAAAGATTTAGTTGAGCAAAAAAAACATGAGATTGAGGTGAATGTCGCTTTAGCAAAATGAACCCAATACATAAACTACAAGTAAAACTTCAGGACAGGGTTGGAGACTATTTATCAGACGCAGACGCACCAACTGAATTAACTGACGCAATTCACAAGATTATATTTGACACAATCCAAGAATTAAAGCATACTATAAAACATGAAAACAATTGATATGACACCAAAATGGTCAGCTCTCATTCTTCCAATGATTGAGGTGCTGAAGAACCCAAAGGCAGAACCACAAGCTAAAAAGTTTGTACAAGCAGAAATTCTTCGTCTTGCAAAGATAGCAGACAATCTAAACGAAAGGACAAAATAATGACACAATCACAAATAGAATCAAGAGTAGAGGGATGGAATTGGAACATGAATATCTTCGAGATATACGATGAGCTCAGGGATGGGCACACGGGCCAAGAGCAAGAGGAACTTTTAACTCATGCATTTAATTTCTTCAATAAAGATTCAGCTATTGCGGATCTCGCGTCTCATTTTGGAATAACCATTGAGACAGACGAAGACTCACCAATTCCTTGTTAATTAAGGGGTTGACACCAACAACTAAGTAGTACATTATGATAATCATGAACAATTACATAGAAGCAACTTGTATCGGGAAGCCTTTGGGTTTGCCCGAATGGGACGAGGAATCAGAACTTTGGTTACTATTCTTTGAGGAATCAGAGACACCATGGCATCCAAGCCAAGAGAGAGATTTAATTTCTGTAAGTTTCGAATCAGCACAGGAAGTGACTGATGCTTACAATCACTACAACTTAAACCCCATAAGAAAGGATCAACATGAAGAAAATGTTATTGAAGTTGCTTAAATTATTACGCCCCGTATACAGTGTTGTTTACAATACTAAAGACGGTAAAACGCAGATGTACACCATCACGAAACCGAAACACGAAAACGAATTCGGTAATGCCAAAGAAGGTCTCGCTGTTGCAGGCTTTAGAAGCTACTGTTTCAACAGGGGTGCCGTTCGCTCCTTTCGTTATGATCGCATCGTCTCACTTAACAAAGTATAAAAAAAATGAAAATTAAAACTCTCAGAGAAAACATTCGTAAACTTGGGTACCAATTGGCCGTCAGAGAAATATATGGGGAAAACACCCCTGATTACTTCAACTTAAAAAGGTCCCACCACGATTTACTATATCAGCTCTATAGAGCCGAGAAAAGAACTCGCCACATTACAGTTTAGGTAAAAGGCCTAACTCCTTGGTTATCAAGGGGTTAGGTCAGCCCGCCCCGCACAACCCGTTGATATTCAACGACTTACAACAAAACGCAAATTTACTTAACTTTTTTCTTGCTATAATTACTTATATAGCTTACTATACTTATATGAAAGCAAGAGAAATCAAGATAAGAAAAGCGATTGTCTTTACCAAGAGTCGCCCTCACAAAGTCAAGAGTAAGACTTTACACCGCAAACAAAAATACAAGGAGGCATTAAATGTTTATTCCTAATTCAGACAACTCAGAAGATAAAATCTTAGACTCAGAATCAGCCATGAATAATGCAATGGAATATATTTGGGATGAATTCATTATGCCCAATATTGATAAAAATGACTCCGATCAAATTGACATGGTTACAGTCATTGGCTTAGTCTTGAGATCAATCGCTGAAAAGGCAAGTGCCTACGAAAAAACCCAACAAGGGAAATTTGACGATAAAGACTACTTTTCTCGCAATTAACTATTGACAAAAACAATCACATCTATATTATTACTATCATGAATACAACAGAAAATACAAACAACTCACCCAAAGTAAACCTTCACATCTGCGGAGGCAATCGTACTCTCGTAGATTTCGATCAAGTAGTCGGAGTTCCTACTCCTCCTGTAGAGTATCGCAAGAAAGAAAATGCCAATGGTGAGAGAGCCGTCTCTTATCAGCCAATCGCTCACGACGCGTTGGTTCATCGCACCAAAGGTTTTTTAGAAACCAATGGTTTCACCATTCAAGATGAGGTTCACTCTCTTGCTCGCAACGATAACCACTATTTTGGTTTATTCTCAGTCGATCACCCTAATCGTAAGGCATCTGATCGTGGTTGTGTAGTTGGTCTTCGCAACTCTCACGACAAAACATTTCCTGCGGGATTGTGCGCAGGTGATGCCCCCTTTGTTTGCGACAATCTTATTTTTACCAATACTATTAAATTAGCGCGTCGCCATACTCGTAACATTTTGCAAGATCTTGATTTTACTATCAATCGTGCATTGGGTAAATTATTTGGCTTTTGGAATGGTCAAGACAATCGCATCAATGCCTACAAGGATTTCGATCTTTCAAGTTCCCATGCTAATGATCTTGTCATTAGAGCTTGCAAGGCAGGTGCTTTGCCAAAGTCTAAAATCATGGATGTTGTCAATCAATGGGAATCCTCCGATCATCCCGAATTTTGGGATCGCAATGTAAATTCTCTTTACAATGCTTTCACCGAGGTATACAAGGGAAACTTAGTTGCCTTACCTAATCGCTCGGATGCCTTGCATTCCGTTCTTGATGGTGAGGTCAGCTTCGACATTAAAAACCATGTCGAGCAAGTTCTTGACATGGAAGTAGTTGAAGGTGAATTGGTAGAAGCTTAAATAAAGGCTTGACAAATATAGAAAGCCCCTCCAAACGGAGGGGCTTTTTTGTGGGAAGGTTTATCTCATAAGTCCTTGGTAGTCAACGACTTACGGCGGGCCGCCCCGCATAAGTACCTGATAATCAAGTACTTAGGGGATTTTACTAATTTACTGGTAGTTCGACTTCGAGAATGAAATCGTCGTTCTCAAACCTCATGTCTCTGACTCCAGCCTGGAAATCATACCCGCTGTCTGTGCAATTATCCTCACAGACCAAATCGTCAATAATTCCTATAATGTCACCGACGTGGTCATCAATGCTTGGTACGGCGTTCATCACTATGCCCATAATATAATCTGATTGTTCCTGGGCGGTCATTTGTTGTATATTGTTTATTGTATTCATACAAATAAATTACCTCCAAACGCTCAGAAAGTCAAGGGAAACCTTCATTTTTTAAATCGTTGGTATTCAACGACTTACAGCGGGCGGCCCCGCATAAGTGCCTGATAATCAACGACTTATGAGATTAAATTAGATCGTAGTATCGAGGGGAAAAATCAACATCACATTCTCTAGATTCAATTGTTAGCTCAAGATCTTTGAGCTGATCCATGGCTGATTTTACTAGCTCAACAGGTGGGGTCATCGGTAATCCATCATCCCCGAAAGCTGTAATTTCCTGAACAGAATCGAAGTAGGCGACCACATGAATTGCGGAAACTTGATCCCCGTACAATTCTTCCTGCTCGTCTGTGTAGAAGGAGCAGGTCAGGATCATTTCCTGGCAGTCGTCGTTTGAGATTGATGCGAGAAATGTATCTTCGCTAGGGTCTATATCGTTTATTATTAATTCCATACCTAAATGTACGCCTGCACCGAGCAAAAGTCAAGAAAAAGTTTCACTTCTTTAAAGCATTGATATTCAACGACTTACGGAAGGCCGCCCCGCGTAAGTGCTTGATGGTCAACGACTTACATCATTAAGTAAATTATATTTGACAACCACCACCTAACAAGCTTATATTATTAGTATGAAACATAGAGATAGTGGAAACTTAAAGATACTAAAACAACTGCGTAAATGTCCTGAGATCAAAGACATCCGTGCAACAGCTAAAGGCTTCATGCTTATGGCAACTAATGGGAAACAGTATTTGACTCACTTGAGTGCGAAAGCTCATCATCCTTTGAGAAAATGGTGCAGAGAGAATACTTCTATTCAGGCATTAAAGTTTTAGTTGACAGACAATAACTAACAGTATATATTTTATTATATGAAAACATTTAATGATTTAAAATTCACACACCACAAAGATATTCAAAGATGGACTGCATCACTTGAGCTTGACAACGGATATTTATTTTCTGTTATTGCGGGCGACATAGAAGATGATTGGTCTTTGCCTTATGGTACTTATCAGAATGAAACTTTTGAAGTTGCAGTTTTTGGCACTCAATTTGATGAGGACGGAGACAGGAAGAAAGTTCCTCTTGCTTTATATGATGATGTGCTAGGATGGCAAAAACCTATTGACATTTCTAAACTCATGAGACAATTTCAACTTGACGGAAAAGCTCACGAGAATTTACTCATTGCAATGTGCGAAGAAAAAAGAGAAAAAAAGTTTGCATAAAACCAAAAACTACATTACCTTATTATTATGACACTAACACAAGATCAAAGAATCGCCATCATTAAACACGCCGTCCAAGACTCCAAAGGTCTTGGTCTTAAAACTTCTCTCGAAGATTTTGTATCAGAGATTAAGTCTCAAGAGGTTTTGGGTGAGCATGGTTTACTAGATGCGCAAAAGTCAGACATTGAAGATGAGTCTTCATTGCTTCATCATTCACCAAATGCCGAGGACATCGAAGAAGAGGACAACTTCGTAGACTTGGGTATATCCGATCAAATGAAGGGGGTTTACAATGGATAGTATATTAGAATTTTTCGTTTGTTTGTTTTTTCTAATGCCGACCTTCTTTGCTTTCTTTCTCATGTTTACTTCTCTGTTTGACGGCAGAGAGGAAATAGAATTTAAGTAAATAAGCTTTCGCCCTGCGGGCGGGCCCTAGGTAAGAAACCTCGTAAATCGTTGATACTCAACGACTTACGGCGGGCCGCCTCGCGTAAGTGCTTGATACGCAAGGACTTACGGCATTAGTGGTTCGTTAGCATATGCTTGCCGTCAGCCACCCATGACATCTCATCCACCAGTATAGCGAAAATCTTCTCGACATCATCTCTCCACCTGGTGATTTCTTCATAGTCTGCGGGAGTTAGTTCGTCTGCGCATGAGAGCGAATCGTTGATTCTTTCCTGGGCTTCGCTGAGTAGTCGGCCCACTTCGTATGGTGTTATTGTATTTTTCATACCTTACCCTACCTCCACCAGGGCCGATAGTCAAGAAGAAGTTTAACTTTTTTAAACCGTTGATATTCAACGACTTACGGCGGGCCGCCCCGCGTAAGTGCTTGATACGCAAGGACTTACAACTATTTTCATTTAATTGATCTTTTTTCTTGCTGTATTTGGAAAAGTGCCCTACTATGTACTTATGATTAAAACAACACTTCTCACATCAGGTAATCAAAAAATTCTCAAAGGCGAGAAATTAGGTTACATAACTAAAGGCATTCACCTTGCCCCAGCAAATTTATCAGGATACGAAACTTGCCAATGGCGCTCAAAGGGTTGCACGGCATCTTGTCTCAATACGGCAGGTCGTGGTCAAATGGGATCTGTCCAAGATTCGCGAGTGAACAAGACAAAGTTGTTCTTCGAGAACAAACTCGAATTTTTTCAGAAATTATCTAAAGAGATTACTTCTTCAATTAAGTCAGCGCAAAAGAAAAGTATGCAAGCTGTATTTCGTCCTAATCTTACAAGCGACATCATGTGGGAAAATGAGATCAACGAAGATGGTGCAACTATTCTCGAAAAGCATTCATCAACTCAATTTTATGATTATACAAAATCATTCAAGAGAATGTGCTCTTTTCTCGGCAAACCTTTTGTCAAGGGCGAGGCAAAATTTCCTTCCAATTATCATTTGACTTTTAGTCGTTCAGAGAATAACGACAAGAAATGCGAAATGGTTCTTTTAATGGGTGGTAATGTAGCCGTTGTATTTCGCAATCAATTACCCAAGACATGGAAAGGTTTTGAGGTCGTCAATGGTGATGAAACTGATTTGCGTTTTCTTGACAAGAAAGGTGTTGTCGTTGGCTTAATCGAAAAAGGCATGGCAAAGAAAGACGCAACAGGATTTGTAGTAGAAGGGGTAAATTCATGATTGAAATATTTTTATTAATAGGATTGACGATTTTACTACCTTGCATAATAATTTTAATTATACCGACATGAAGTGGACAAAAGAAAAAGTCGTAAATGAATATGATGTAAATATCTCATTGACCCTCAGGGAGCTTTCCAAGCTTTCTGGGTGGTCAGTCACGGAGTTGAAGGAAGTTCTCCTAAGTGGTTGGTAATCAACGACTTACGGCGGGCCGCCCCGCGCAAGTGCTTGATAATCAACGACTTACGACAAAATGCATTTAATTGAAGTTTTTTCTTGCTATAGTTAGTTAGATGCCTTAGTGTATTGGTATGACAATAAAAGAACTAATCGAACTTATCAATTCAACGCAGGACGGAGAGATTTGGCTCTACAGTAGCAAACTTAAGGATCATCTTGGCACAGTCGAGCGAGCATTGGAGGAGGATTTAATTCATTTTATCCGCGCTGATGTGGGTAACAGCACTACAGAATTCATTCGTGTTTCTGTTTGACACAGAGCAAAAATTAAACTACTTTATACTTATGACATTAAAAGACAAAACAAACGGAAAAGAACTAACATTTGAACTCTTGCCAAACGGCATCCTAAAAGCATATGATTATCATTGTGGTTGGGATGTTTCATTTAAGAAAGTAGGCAACACTTGGCAGGGTCACATGAATGGTGGGTATGTTGGTTATAAAGGCATACTTGCACAACTCAATTTACTTCAACAAAATTTAGACGAAGTAAAACAATTAATGAAAATGGTTGAAGAAATCGTTTAACACATAAGAATATGAAAATACAAATTGAAGACTACAGAGGAAATGACATTTGTTCATTCAAGATTAATACTTTTGCAAATGACGATGGTATCGCTGACATGGGCGATTTTAAAGATTGCAATTATGCCGACATGGACGAAGACGAGAATGGCGACCTATACATCAGAGTACAATTAGAAAAAGAAGACTTTACAAACAATAACAACTAAACTATATTAAAGATATGATATTAACAGAACCAACACAAATTGAAGCATTCAGATATAAAACATTACTTCGGGGGCTAAGACTTGAGCTTAACGGCTTGAAGATGTCAAGGGGTAGAAGTTGCTACTCTATCGTCAAGGAAGAGTTTGAGCTAAAAGGTAGCAAGCAAAAAGTTTACGATCAATTCAAACAATTAATAGAAGGATAAGACTATGGAAAACTACAAAGGATGGAAGAATTGGGCAACTTGGAATGTTGCGCTTTGGTTAGGTAATGACGAATCGATTTATAAGATGGCTCGCAGATGCGCGGGATATACTGATCTTGTGGAGAAATTTGAGGCATTGGGCTTATTCAGGACTCCTGACGGGGCAAGCTATAACGATCCCGACCTTGATATCTATGCTCTTGATGAGTTGCTCATGGAAGAGTTTTAATTACATAAACCGCTTATAGTCAACGACTTATGGCGGGCCGCCCCGCGCAAGTGCTTGATAATCAACGACTTACATATCTTCCGTAAACATATATAGTCTACCTTCGGGGTTGGCGCCTGTCGCAGTAATGTCAGTAAATGCACCACTTTTAAGATTGACAGCCAAGCAATCTTCGCTTATGTATCTTTCCCCCCTCTTGTCATTTGCCTTTTCGGCGCTTTCTACAACGGCAATTTTGCCTTGCGATATTGTAGTGAGTACGAGTTTTTTAGTTGCCATATCCGATTTTCTGTGCTAGTCCTTCGACGTTGATGTATTTTTGGTTTGATTGTACTGCTAATTCTTCAGCACGACGTATTGCCTTACTTTTGCGACTGAATTCATCTATCATTTTACCGAAAGCGAATACTTGGAACCAATTAGAGAAGTTTTGATTTTTTTTGATTGAGATCATATGTTGATATTAGTTGGGTTGTTGTTCTGTCATACCTTACTATCGTATATCTGAGGGCGAATGTCAAACTTAATTGTGTTTTATTTTCGGTTAAATAAGGTTGACGCGGGCCGAGGGCTGCGCCATAGGCAAGTTTACCTAAGTGGTTGGTATTCAACGACTTACGGCGGGCGGCCCCGCGTAAGTACCTGATAATCAACGACTTACGAGCTTATTGCTCGTATTGGTCATGGTAGCCATAGTCATAGTCATCATAGGCGTCTATGCTGGGCTCTTCATGGTTATGGTGCACCTCGGTCATCGGCGCAGGTTCATCGCTGTTTCTAACGTCAGCGATGAGCCTGTCAAAACGGGCAATCTGAGCGAGAGCCTTTTGCTGGGCTTCATATTCTAGGTCAGTCATACCTGTGAGGTGAGCAAGTCGGTCGAGTGAATCATCGTAATTATTGTTCATATAAACAACATAAGGCATATGGTAGTGCATAGCAAGCAATAAAGCAATAAATCGTGATTTATTTTTAGCCAAATAAGATTAACGCGGGCCGCGCGCTGCGCTATAGGCAAGTTTACCTAAGTAGTTGGTATTCAACGACTTACGTCGGGCCGCCTCGCATAAGTACCTGATAGTCAAGTACTTAGGAGAAGTCTTACCAATTTGCGGGGTGTTCGCCTGTCTCCTGAAAGTGGCGAGCTTCACTAATCGAGCAATTCAGATCGTCACAGATATCTGCGAGTCTGTCGTCTTCTCTACTATGGCTAACCCTGGGAAACCTAGGGTCGTTGTGTTGCATTGCCAATGCGCGAGCTACACCGAACAACTTCCAAGGCAACTTGCCTTCTTTGCATAAATTGAATATGCACTGCTTACGAGATACGCCTTCTGCGCGTATAGTGCCGTGCTCATGGTTAGCACTATCAAAGGATAGATGTGCTGTGATTAGCTTGTGATCGATTTTCGAGAATGTTATATTTGTTATGTTCATATTACTACTATCGCATATGGGGCTGCCCATGTCAAACTTAATTATGATTTATTTTTAGCCAAATAAGATCGACGCGGGCCGAGGGCTGCGCCATAGGCAAGTTTACCTAAGTAGTTGGTATTCAACGACTTACGTCGGGCGGCCCCGCGTAAGTGCTTGATAGTCAAGCACTTAGGGGATTTTAGTGTGTCAAGCTTTATTTCGCTTGATTTCTTGGAAGGCTTTTCTTGCTTTTTGCACTGCGTTCAGGGCTTCGAGAATTGTCATGCCTTGCGTGATTGTGCCTTGCCAATCGGATGAATTTGACTCACGGGCTAAGTGGTTCAAGTTGCCTTCGGCTTCAGCTAGTGCCAAGCCAAGGTCGAGATCCAAGTTTAATTCGCGTTTTATTTGTTCTATTGTGTTTGTCATATGTATCTAAATTAGAGAGTTTGAGCTATTATGTCAAGGTTATTTTTGGTGAATTTGTTGGATGTAGTAGGTGGCATTATCGCCATCCTTACGTGGAATGCTTGTTTGAAATTGTAACTTTGGTTGAAGCGTGCGAATCATGCGAGCGACTTTGCGTCTGACTTCGTGCTTGTCTTCAGCTTGTATAGTGATTGCGTGATGTGTCTTGTCAATGTCAATGTACGACTTGGTATTACTATTCCACAAAGAAATTGCCTCGCCATCAAGGGAAGAGACGTGAACGCTTGCTACAAATGTTTTATTTATTGTCTTAATCATATATACAATATAGGGCATAAATTAGCTGAAGTCAAACTTTTTAGCAATTATTTAGCAATTATTTTATTACCTTCGTAAGTCGTTGAATACCAACGATTTACGGCGGGCCGCCGCGCGTAAGTCCCTGATAGTCAAGGACTTACGTAAGGCTTTTGTTAGAAAATGAGAGGATCGGGCAATGCAGTATTAGAGGCAAACCAATCGGATGAGTCAATCTCTTGACCATTTAAGACAGGCTCGAATTTGAATTGACAAACCCCCGCGTTGGCTATACCGTTAACGCGTTCGCGTGTGGTGGGGGTATTCCATCCTGCAAGCGACCACCTGACCAAGCCGTCAGGATCACGCTTAACAATGGCGTTACCATGTAGCCAAACGGTCTGACCGTCTGTCTTGGTGTTGCCGACTTTTAAAGATACGCCTTTATTAAAGGCTTGTTTTATTTGTTCTGTTACTTTTCTCATTTTGTTATCCTTTTGATATTAAAATTAATGTTACCACTATGCCCAAGATAAATTCTGCTATTAACATGACTATCTAGTTAAGTAAAGTTTGACTTGCATAGGAGTAGCAGGCATCAAATCAGAGAAAAAAACCTCTGTTTCGATTTGGGTTTGTTTGTGGTGTTTTACATAAGCAATTGATTGCTCTTGATTTGCTCGCACTACACGAACGGCTTTGTTATTTGATTTACTGTGGTAGATAGATCCGTTTTTTATTTTCATATATAAGTAATTTAACGTTTTAAGGTGACCAAGTCAAGCTTTTAGGCATTTCTTTCAACACTTTTCCAACCGTGACGGCGCACGTCGTCATCATGGCTCGCACGTGGTAACATCTTTGTTAGTTCGTCAATGCTTGACAAGATCGAGTCTTTGTCTTTGCCTTCTGCACGAACCCAACGACGGGTTTCTTGGTCAACATGGTGCGCATCAAGTCGGCTCTTTAGTGATTGAATTTCGAATTTAATATCTTTAACTGTCATATATATAAGGTAGCAAAAGAGGGGGGTCGAGTCAAGCTAATTGGAATTTTTTTTTGAATTAATTATTACTAGGTACCCACCCACTTTTTTGAATAAATTACTAATAGGACTTTTCAAATAGTGGCGGGGGGTGGTATTTCTCATTCTCAAAATAACAAAGTATACTTTTAAATAAAAGCTAAATCGAAAAAAATTTGGAAGCTATAAAATAAAACTAGAAAAATAACTAGTATAAAGTTTATAATAAGTGTAATATTAATAAATCACCAAATTAAAAAAAAATGGAAGAACTAGATTTCACAGAACAAATTAGACTTCAATTGCTCGCAAGCGAGGGTAATGAAGAAGAAATTAACGAAGAATCCTGGGCAAAAGAAGAAAAAAAAGGAAAAAAACTAAACAAACCTTTCAGGACTTCAGGTGGGCCAAAGAAGTTTTCAGTATATGTGAAAAACGAGAAGGGTAATGTAGTAAAAGTAAACTTTGGTGACCCCAACATGGAAATCAAACGTGATGATCCTGCACGCCGCCGAAGTTTTCGTGCTCGTCATGGTTGCGATAATCCTGGGCCTAAGACTAAGGCTAAATACTGGAGTTGCAAGATGTGGAGTAAGAAAAGTGTAAAAAGTGTGACTAAAGGAGAAGCTGAATTAGAAGATGAGATGGCGGACTTTTTAGATGAGACCGCTGCAGAACTTTCAGAAAAGCAAAAAAAATTACCTCCAGCTATTCAAGAAAAAATTGAAAAAAGCAAAAAGGGTGGTTCAAAAGACAAAAAAGATTCAAAGGATTCTAAGGACTCAAAAGATTCTAAAGATTCCAAAAAAGAAGAAAAAGAGTCTGATGCTAAAAAAGGCTTATGGGAGAATATCCGTGACAAAAAGAAACGTGAAGGTAAAAACTACAAACCTGCAAAACCAGGCGACAAAGATTACCCAGACCCTAAGGCTTTAAAGAAAGCTCAAAAATCCAGTGATGATAAAAAATCTAAAGCTGAAGACAAAAAGAGCGACGAAAAAAAAGATAGCCTAACAAAAGAGCAAAAAAGTTTACCTCCCGCTATACAAAAAAAGATTTTAGAAAAAAAGGGTAAAGCAAGTGATTGTGGCGACCATGACGAGATGGACGAAAAATCTAAAGCTTTCAAGCCTCATGACATGTATGATCCCAAAACTGGAAAAGCCTACAAAGCTAAAAGCCAAGAGGAACACTTGAAATACAAAAAAATGGGTTATACTCTTACTCCAGCAGAATCTGGATATAAGAAGAAAAAAACTAAATAGCCCCGAATTTTTAAATAATGTCATTTAAGACTATAAGACAACTTACCGCTGCGGCAGGAGCAGGTATAACAATACTTCCAGGGGATTTACTTCCTGTAGCAAGAAGTACGGGCGGTGCGAACCAAACACTATCTGCAACCGTAGGTGAAGTTGTAAAAGAAGCTCTTACGGATCCAGCTGTTCAGACACAACTTGGTGCCACAATAAATGTAATTAATAATGCGGCTGGAGCTGGCCCAGTTACATACACAACGAATAATCCTCCCCTGATTGGCGGTCAACCAGTGTTTGCTATCCCTACAAATACAGATGCTGGAGAGCATTTGATTTACGAGGGTACAGCTGGCACTAATGTTGTCAACAAGCCTTTTCTCAAAAAAGCTTTAGCTGGGAGAGGTTCTCCTGAAGTTATATTCAACCAGAGTGCAATTTACATTTCGAACCAAGATATCTTAGACGGCTTTTATAGATTTAGTCATAAAGACACAGATGACCACTTCGACACGACTTCAACTGGCGAGGATGCCTGGGTTATAGATGCTAATGGAGACCTTTTCCAGGACCAGAATACTCAATTCGCTACGGGTTTTGCTAGCCAACAGTCTTACACTGGTTACGAAGCAAGAGTAATGTTAAGAAGTAACGGTGAAAATGATGCTATTGGATTTGTTATAGCCCTGGATACTGGCGCTACCCAAGATGGGGCTGGAAACTGGGTGAATGGACTCGCAGGAACTGATAGATCACTCTCAGTTATTAGGTCGAACGCAAAAGCCACCCACAACGACGGGGCAGCATACCGTTATGGTATTTGTTATAATTTTTCAAAAAGCGATGAAAGTTGGCTTGCTGAATCTGAAGCTTCCTTAACTACTGGTGCAAACAACGAACGTACTTGGGGTAGTATTTATCCAAACGGAGATGCATTGAAAATTTCAAGATCAGCTACTCAAGTGGAAGTCTGGATAGCTACTAATGTGGCAACCATTCCTCCTGATGATGATGCTGCATGGACTGGATATTTATCGATTGACTTAACACAGGCAGCTAATACTCTTACGTCAAATTTAAATATTGCAACAAGATTAAATCCAATTCCAGCAACCACGATGGCCGCATTCCAGCAACCAACTAGATGGGGCCTTATTGCAAGATCTCAGGCTGCATGTTCTTGGAAAGAATTATTTATTGCCCAGCAAGGAGCTGCATTTGCTGACGCAGCAACTAATGATCTTGTTTTTGATATTGAAACAAATCAGACATTTCAATACGATTCTACAACTCAAAGCTGGACGAATGTAGTAGGCACTAGTATAGGTGATTTTGTCGATGACGGGCAAGCTTTATTCGATTTGGGTAATGGTACATTCTTTTTTAAGCAAAAAGGCATCCTGCAGCCACTTTTTTCAAAGAGGCCTGATTTCGCAGTACAGAATAGTGATTTTACAGCGTCAGGATCTATGCTAGCTCAAGTCATACGCTTAGATGCTGGAGTAACATCTGTAGGATTTAATGGTAGCTATGGACAAGGCTGGCATGCTACATTTTTAAATTGCACTGGAGGAGCGATAACAATAAATAGTGGTGGAGCAACAGGTCTAAATGGTGGTGCTGTTGGGACTACATTAAATGTACCAGCTGGACAAAATTTCAGAGCATTCGGAAATGGGCTGGCTAATGGTGCAGGGGTGTCAATACTAATAGGGTAAAACTACTAGAACTAAACAAAACTAATTAATATGGAACAAGTAATACTTACAATCAACACAGGAGAATCTATATAATGAGTGATATAGGATACAGCGGACAATATTTGGACAATCATAGTTTCAGAATAAAGGTTTGTACTGGAGGGGATATACTAAACGCCACTGGCAATGCTGTAGCAGGAGAAATATTTCTTGTCACAGGAGCGAGTCCCGCTATGTATATAGCTACTGAAACAAGTACCGACGAAACAAGTTCAATTTATAAGATTGCAGACCTCACCAATAAGGTGACATAATCACGCAAGATTATCGAAGACTCTAAAGCCCATAGATATTCTTGGGATAACAGCATCAACTGCATGCCAGAATAAATTATTAGGCTGGTCTCCTACAATAAATTCTCTAGCAGTCCAACCTGCGTCATCGTAGTCTTTTACGATTTTACCGTCTTTTATGTATAAAAAACTATTCTCTCCAGCCTTTGCGGAGTAAGTTACATATACCCTCCTACCAGGGGTGTTTGAGTTAGTATGCCATCCCATATACCCTTTTGCTGGGTAATAGAAATCTCCGCTTTGAATTATAGACGCAGAGTTATATACTTTCGCTAACCCTCTGATCATATCATATTTTTCTTTTGGCTTTAGATACAAGTTCCGAAGGACACTCATTTCGGCTTCGGGAATATCTGATGATTTATGAATATTATAATATTCTTCAGATATATATTTTTTAGCATCACCACCCTCGTAAGTTTCGGGGGGCAGTTCTCCATATTTTTCACTTAAGACATTTACAGCCTTAAGCAGATCTCCTTCAGGAGTAAATCTATTCATCAGGTAGTAAAATCGGAGGAAATAAGTGAGCCAACTCAAATACATTTTTGATTTTATCCATAGGGATAGTTTCAGGCATGTCTCTGAGTGCGATTTTTATTTCTTCAATTTCTTCTACCTTTTTTTCATTTTTTTGGACCAAGTAGCGGAGTTGTAGGGCATCTAGCTCCTTCAGTTTGTCGCTCCTTGCTTCTTTTAAGAATCCCATGTAACCATTTTTAGCCTTATCTAGGTTGATGGTAACTTTTTTAGCTTCTGGGTCGTATTCGTATGCAGCAGTAAACCATCCCTCAGGGTCTTCAAGGGTAAGGGGTTTTTGAAACTCTACATAACCATTAGTTGCTGCGTAATTGAGCATAACTTGGTTATCTAAATCATCAAACTCTAAAGTTGAAAAGTTTTTGTTTGGTTCTGGTTTTATAAATATTCGAGTAGCCATGATTATCTTCCTATAAATGCTATATACATATACCCAGGTTGGTATGTAAGTGGGTTACCGTCTACAGGGGCCCAAACTTCTTCCTTGCCATAATCTTTTCTGTCGTCACCACCAGTACTTACCCAAACCTTCCTCATATTTGGCTGACATTGAGTCACATCAACTTGAGCATCATAACTTTCATTCATTTTTTGACTAGGTAAAGTTGCAGGAGATCCAGCTGCACTTGGAAATGATACTTTGCCCACGGCGAGGTATCCTCCATCTAAATCTCCCATACTTGGGTTACCAGCTTTTTTACTCATGGTGGAGGATGTTAATACAACACACTGTTTATTAGGGAAAAGTCCATTTAGGGTTTTGATAGTATATGTGTCTGAACCACCTTGGTTGACCATGAAACAATTAACGAATACACTATCACCCCCACCGCCTTTCTCTATGACTGCATAGGCTCCTAGTCCTAAACCCTGCCTTAGGTGGTACATTGAGACAGCGTGTGTTGATACCCACTTCCTACTATCTTCTGAAAAATCTGGGATTCTAGATCCAGATCTCTCATCTGTAATAAATTTTCTTTCACCTTCCGTGTCAGAGCATCTAGAGATAACAAAAAGGTCATCATCTCTACCCTCCACATAACTAAGGTCACTTATTTTTGTACCACTATTAAGTGAGGACAAATCAAATTCAGAAATTTTCCCTATAACCTTGATATGTCTTAGAAGAGGAAGTTCTCCTTCTACTTCGTATGCATACTCAAAGGTTCCAAGTGCGGAAAGAGGTACAATGACCTGAACCTGCTTACAACTAGGAGAAGACTCAAAACCTCTAAGGTTTACCGCAGTAATTTCTTCATTCATTACTGTTCCGCCACCAGGAATAAGTATACCTCCTCCTGTAGCCTGCTTTCTTAGTTTGACCTTAACATTGGAGGCCGTATAAGGGGATTCGTCCGCTACATCAATATCAAGTATTAATGCCGTAGCTCCCTTCCAGGGCGGGTCACCTTGGGCTGTCATAATTTGAGCTGAGGGGTACTGTACGTAGTTTTCTATATTGCTATTATTAAATAACCAATCGCGTGTATCGTACTCAAACACAGTCCCCCAAGAGACAACCTCTTCATCTGATAAATATTCTATTTGCATTTTTTATTTTTCGTTTCTGCTATTTCCTTGCTGAGTGCATTGTAGACTTTCTTTATATTTTGGTCTTTAGTCATGCACTCAGAAGGTGTTAACCCATCCATGTGTTTGTTTGGGTTTTTTAGCCATTGAGTGGATGCGTATGCAGTGAAGTTTTTGCATAGCAGATTCATTATTTCGGATTTAGAAATTCTTGACATATCAATAATAATGTTATTATTAATATATAATACACTAATTTCAAGTGTAATTACAGTTAAACCAAATTTATATGGCTAGAAAAAAAGCTACCAACCCCGAAGATTTAAATTTAAACGATAACGCACTTAAGGCTAAAGTGAAAATTAAAGGCCTTAAATTAACCGAAAAGCAGAAAAAATTTCTAGAACTATCACTTAGAGATGATGCCAAGATAGTTTTCGTGCTAGGACCAGCTGGTTCTACGAAGACCTACATGGCTGTGATGTCAGCTCTACGTCATTTGCAAAGAGACGATGCCTTGGATTTGTTTTATGTGCGAACCGCAATTGAGAGTGCTGAAAAAGGTTTGGGTGCTCTGCCAGGAACCTTGGAGGAAAAATTCAACCCCTACATGGCTCCCCTCGAGGATAAGTTAGCCGAACTTTTACCTAGTAACACAACACTGAAGTCAGAATTACTCAAGAGCAACAGGATACAGGCTATGCCAATTAACTTTCTCAGAGGAGCTAGTTGGTTAAATAAAATTGTCGTTGCGGATGAATCCCAGAACTTCACTTTTAAAGAGCTAGTAACCATGGTCACTAGGCTAGGAGAAAATTCAAAACTCTTTATTTGTGGTGACTTAATGCAAAGTGATATCAACGGAAGATCAGGCTTAAAGCCAATGATTGATCTGTTCGACGACGACGAAAGTAAAGAAAAAGGAATATACTGCTTTAGATTTACAGAAAACGATATTATGCGCAGTGAAATATTAAAATTCATAATTAAAAAACTAAAATCACACAAAAGTTAAATCTGTGTAATGTTTTAGATATGAATTGGACAGAAATTGTTGTTGCAGTTATAAGTGCTTCAGCCACTATCGCTAGTGTGCTGCTGGGTAAGCTTTTTGTTAGCCGAAGGGCTAAGGCTAAAAAGGACCCAATAAGAGACGACCTAGAGACTAACGAAAATATATTATTATGCCTAGATTATATACTCGAGCAGACTGGGGCTGACCGCGCGTATGTATTGCAGTTCCATAATGGTGGCTATTATGTTTCTGGAAAAAGCCAACAGAAATTTAGTTGTACGCATGAGTCCTGCACCCCAGGGACAAGTAGGGAGGCAACAAGATCACAAAACCATTTAGTTTCAAATTACCATAATTACATACATTTATTAATTAATAATGGTGAGTATTATTACAGTAATACTTCTCAAATAAAAGATGAAACACTAAAAAATCTCGTTCTTTCAAAAGGTGTGATATCGTTGTATAATATACCTTTAAAAACTTTAGATGGAAAGATCATCGGGATGTTAGGGTTGGACTATGTCAAAAATAAAGCTGAACCAATATTTGCAAAATGCGACAAGTTGGAAATCACCAGTAAAGAGCAAATGAAAGAATTCATGCGCTGCCAAGGGAGAATACTTTCGGCTTATTTAATTTAATTAGATTTTTTAGTCTTTTGTTTTTATAATAAAACATGAGGTCTAAATTTTGTCCAAGCTGCGGAGGGAAAAACGAATTTTCTTATCAACCTCCAAAATTCTGTAGTAATTGCGGTGCGCCATTCGATTCATTAGCATCGTTTAGTAAATCGCCATCAACTACACAAACGAAACGAAAAGGGTTAATTGAAAAAACTCCAATCAAGCAACTAAAGGAAGACGAGACGGATATCGATGAAGTTCCTTCTATCGCTAAATTAGAGTATGATCTAGACGTACCTCAAGACAATATACACAAAATGTCAGATATATTTCATGAGGACAAAGAAAGACCCTGACCCAGAATACAAATACGAAGATTTCTCAGAACTAATTGACGCTGAATTAAATAAAAGGCGCAACAACTGGTTCTTAACATCTGTATCTTGGCTTGACTTTGATGACGTCTGCCAAATTATCCGTGCACACATACATAAGAAATGGACTCAATGGGATCAAGATAGACCAATAAAGCCTTGGCTTAATAAAATAATAAGTAATCAATTTAAAAATATATTAAGAAATAATTATAGTAATTATGCTAGACCTTGTTTAAACTGTCCGTTCTCTAATGATTCTATAGAAAACGAATGTAAGTTTACTGTTAGCGGCAAGCAAGATGGGGGCTGTCCTTTATATGCTAAGTGGGAAAAAACAAAAAGACAAGCTTACAATGTAAAGATTACATTATCTATAGAAAATCATTATCACGAAATAAATAATCATGAAGAGTATGATGACCATAATATAGATAAATCTATTGGTAAATTAATACATGAATTAAAGGGTGCTTTAAATAAAAGACAGTGGCAGGCATTTCAATTACTATATGTACAAAAATTAACAGACGAAGAAGCAGCCAAAGAGATGGGCTTTAAAAGTAGTGAGTCTGGAAGGAAGGCTGGCTACAAGCAAATAAAAAACCTTAAAAATTTACTAAAAGAAAAAGCGGTAAAAATACTGCAAGACAAGGGTATCACATTTCTGAAAGGGGAGGACGATGTCGATGGACTTAACTGACGAACAACAAAAGTTCTTAACCGAAGAGTTTAAGAAAAATCCAAGTCTTATCGATTTAACTAGAAGACTATTTGGTGATCCCGACCTAGATGGTCGCACAAAAGAAGGCAGGGCGGTTAGGAAATTTCTAGCAAGTCAAAACTTGGAATATGAAACCAGTGCTTGGGAGAAAATGGAAGATATAGATTTAACCGAAGCTCAAGTAGATTTTATTAAGGCTCAGGCTGAGAATGGGTTGAGTGCATTTCAAATTTCAGAAATACTGTTCCCAGATGTCACCGTTAAAAGATTCTCCAAGCACCATGTCTGCGTATTAGAGTTTTTAAGAGAATATGAGCCTAATTTTGTCCATGAAAGCGAAACAGCTATTAACAGGCAATACCACCCGCCTAAAATAACAAAAACGGCTATAAGTAAAATTAACGAATTTGCTCACACAGAGTTCGTTGAAGATAAGATGACACATGACGATATAGAATGTGCCAAGAACCTTGTTAGAAACCTTTCTTCCCCTAGATTCATCCTAGTAATAAGTAACTACAGTAGTGATAAAGATAGAAAATTATTTGAGGCTGAATTCATAAGGGCTACATGGGACAAACCAGATCTTACAGCAGACGAAATAAATCTATATATTAATGTCTGTGTAGATTACATTAATTTAAAAAATATATCTTCTCATACAGAAAAGTTAAATAATATGTTCAATGAGGTTGAGGATCAGCAAGATATGACTGTTAGACTAGCAGAAGTATTAAAATCTAAAACTGATGAATATGATAAATGTGAGAAACGCATGGAATCACTTATTAAGAAATTAAATGGTGACCGTGCAGAGCGACTAAAGAATCGGCGTGACGATCATGCCAGTATATTATCGCTCGTTAAGAATTTCCAACTAGAGGAGCAGAGGAAGCAAATGGTTCAATTAGCTGACATGCAAAAAGCTCTAGTCGAGGAAGAAGTCGAACGGCTTGACGACATGGAAAGTTGGAAGGCTAGAATATTAGGAATCTCAAAAAAGGATGCAATATAAATGAAATTAGTAGAATTATTAATCGGTGATCACGAATACAATCAAATCAAATCTCTCTTTGATAGCGAAGAGGAGTTTAACCCAATGACTGAGACAGACAAAATCTTAATTCAGGCAATGAGGGCTATCGTTAGCCCAAATAACCTAAAGGAAGAAGATGTAGGTGGTGCAGAGACCGAGTCTCTAACCGTAAGTAAAGTCTTAGAGCCAGAAGACAAAAGTCTCGATTCTGGTGATGTAGAGTTCAAAATCTAAATGAGTCAACTATATTACTATAAGCTTTCCAATATAAGGATTGTAGATGGAGATACTATAGATGCAGATATAGACTTAGGCTTTAAAGTATCCACTAGACAAAGAATAAGATTAAATAGAATAAATGCACCAGAGACTAGATTACAAAGTAAAATTAAAAATCTAGATGATAGGATACATGAAAAAAAGTTGGGGCTAATAGCCAAATCACATTTGGCAAAAACATGCAAGGAGCATATTATATATTTACATTCAGTAGGTAGTGGTAAATACGGGCGTGTACTGGGTGAGTTATATTATGACGATTCAGATACAAAAGTATGTATCAATGACCTCATGCTGTCTGAAGGCGTTGTAAGGCCTTATTAATTATTTGTTTATGCCTACTAAGTGTAAGGTTTGCGGCGAGTCCTTTAAGAACGATAAGGGCCTGCATATGCATATATCTAAAATACATAAAATTACTCTTGCTGAGTATTATGTTAATTTCTATAATAGAAAAGATTTGCATTCGGGTGAACTTTTGCCTTTTAAAAATAAGAATGATTATTTTAATAATGATTTTATTAATTATGATAATTTTCTTAAATGGGTAGAATATGCTGATTCAGATAATGTTAAATTATATTTACTTAAGCGACTTAAGAATAGAATAGAAGAAAAGAAGTTAGAGTTTGCTCCTAGTCATATAGAGCTTCTATTAAATAAATTACCTGATATAGATTTATATAAAAGTTTTTTTGGTTCCTATTCGTCGGCTTGCGACGAATTGAAAATAAGGCCATTATTCAATAAGAATATAATGGCGGGCTTTTTTACAGAAGATAGTTTTTTTGATGAACTTAAAATATTAGTTGACACACGTGAACAACAGCCCTTGAAATTTCCGCGCAGTATGTTTATGAAACTAGATTTCGGCGACTATGCTATAGGTAAGCCTCATTATGATTATACTTACATAGATCGAAAAAGTGAATCAGATTTTAAGGGAACTTTTTCGACGGGTATACAAAGGTTTCGTAGAGAGCTCGATAGGGCTAAGGAATTCTCTTCTTATGTTTTTATTGTTACGGAATCGAGTATCGATAGTATTATAGAGAATAATGATTATGGTCCACACAAATCAAACCTTTCCTATATTTGGCATAATGTTAGGGCTATATCTCATGATTATGCGGGTACATGTCAATTTATATTTTCTGGTAGTAGGGAAAAATCAAAGTTCCTGATGCCTAGATTATTGTTTCACGGAAAAAAATTATGGAATACAGATATGCAATATTTTCTAGATAAGTCATGACTTGGGAAGAAGGAGTACAAAAATACAATCTTGAGTTTGACAAAACAAACCAAGAAATACTTGATCTAAAAGGATACCTGGATGATAAGGAGGCACAGTATTATTTGTATAAATTTTTAAGGTCAAATGTTACTTTCACCTCAAACCTCATAGCAGGAGTTGACTTGTTTCCTTTTCAGCACTTAGCTATTAAGTCTATGCTAGAGGCAGATTACTTTCTTGGTATATGGAGTCGTGGTATGTCAAAGTCATTCAGTACTGCTATATATGCTTTCTTGGATGCTATATTCAACCAAGGAATACAGATAGGTATCTTGGCTGCTACATTTAGGCAATCTAAAATGATTTTTGAAAAGATTGAAGATATCGCTAAAAAACCAGAGGCTGCGTTTCTGGGTCAGTGCATTACAAAAAAATCAAAAAAGAATGACCAGTGGACTCTCGAGATTGGAGAATCTAAAATAATTGCTTTACCGCTAGGAGATGGTTCTAAGCTCCGTGGTTTTAGGTTTCACAGGATCATTATTGATGAGTTCTTGTTGATGCCTGAGCATGTTTACAATGAGGTCATACTCCCATTCTTGAGTGTTGTTCAAAACCCAACAGAGAGAGAAAAATTCACCAAAATGGAAAACCAGCTAATAGCTTCTGGGAAAATGACCGAAGACGAAAGGAAGATATGGCCAAACAATAAATTAATAGCTTTATCTTCTGCTAGTTATAAATTTGAATACCTTTACAAAGTATATGAAACTTTTGAAGACTTAATAATCCATGGCCCTAAGGAAGCGAAAGAAATGGATAAGGCTAATAGAGTTATTATGCATTTTAGTTATGATGTAGCACCTAAGGCTCTGTACGATCAAAACTTGATAAATCAATCTAGGCAAACCATGAGTCAATCTCAGTTTGACCGTGAGTTCGGTGCAGTATTTACTGACGACAGCTCTGGATTCTTCAAAACATCCACCATGGCTGCATGCACAGTAAAAGACGGAGAAGGGCCATGTGTAGAAGTCGCTGGAGATAAAGATTCAAAATACCTTTTAGCATTTGACCCTAGTTGGGCTGAAAGTGAAAGTTCTGATGACTTCGCAATACATGTATTTAAATTAAACGATAATTCTAAAAATGGTACATTAGTTCATAGTTATGCTATGCCTGGATTAAAAATGAACGACCATATAAATTATTTTCATTATTTATTAAATAGCTTTAATATTGTGGCTATAGTAGGTGACTACGGTGGTGGTGTTCAGTTTATGCAGGCAGCTAATGCTAGTCAACAATTCAGTAATGACAAGATTAACCTAGAGGAAATAACTGCCAACTTTGATGATCTTGAAAACTATCAAGACCAGTTAAGGACAGCTAGAACGCAATACGATCTAAAAGGAAGGAGGATTTGCGTATTAAGGAAAGCCACATCTGATTGGATTAGGCGAGCAAATGAGTTGTTGCAGGCTAATTTCGATCACAAACGAATGTGGTTTGGCTCTAGGGCTCTAGACAATGATTATAGGCAACAAATAAGCCATAAGATACCTGTTGATGATTTAACCTTTATACCAAATCAGGAAGGGTTAATAAAATCGAAAGGCCAGGCAATGATGATTGATTTCGTTGACCACCAGTATGATATGATGAATTATACAAAGAATCAATGTGCATTAATACAAGTCACATCAACCCCACAAGGGACTCAAACATTTAACCTACCATCCAACCTAAGGAGACAGACTGGGCCAGGCAAGGCGAGGAAGGATTCCTATTCAGCCTTAGTACTCGGAAACTGGATGATTAAGACATATTATGATATGATGCATGTGGAGGAAGAAGACGTAGCTACTACCTTTGTTCCTATTTTAATTTAAAAGTAACTTTTATTGTAACTTTTAACTTTTTTGTGTATTATAATGTATGACCAGGAAATACACTAAGAAGTCGGACTATTGGAATAAGTTTAAAAGTGAAGAAAAGTCTATTGATGAACTTTTAGAAAGCTCATCCGCTGCAGAGAATACTGGCCCAGTATTTGCAGGAGAAACATTTTATAGTAATGCTGGGTATACAAGGAATGTAAACCAGACAACTTCGGCAGATTCGAGTAGGTCCAGGAGATCTATAAATGCAAGGGAGCCTGCGTGTGACAAGTATTCTCACATAAAGAATATGAACCTGCCTTATTCTTACAGGGACTCATTCATCTCTCCTCGTGATACAATACTACTTTGTCAAAAAGCTTATGCGAATGTACCGATTTTCAGGAATGCTGTAGATGTTATGGCGGAGTTTTCTAACTCAGATATATACTTAGATGGCGGATCAGAGAAATCAAAGAACTTTATATATAAGTGGCTAGAAAAAATTCAGGGATGGAAAATCAAAGATCAATACTTTAGGGAATTTTATAGATCTGGTAATATTTTCATGTACAAGCTAGATGGAAAATTTAAATCTTCGGATTTGTCTAAGTTGAATAAGATATATGCAGAGAAATCAACCGCTGCGGCCACAAAAATCCCGATGAGGTATGTATTTCTTAACCCTTATGACTTTGTAGCTAGCAGAAGTATTACATTTGAGGAAAAAAACGGCGTATATAAAAAACTTTTAAGCGAATACGATATCGAAAGACTAAAGAACCCAAAGACCGAATACGATAAAGAAGTATACGATTCATTACCGCAAGACGCAAAAGAAAAAATAAGTAAAAATTCATTCGAGAATGATGGTGTCTTAATTGACCTTGACCCAGATAAGTTAATTTATTCTTTTTATAAAAAACAAGATTATGAACCTTTTGCTACCCCTTTTGGGTTCCCTGTACTAGATGATATTAATTGGAAGATAGAGTTAAAGAAAGTTGACCAAGCAATTAGTAGAACTGTAGAGAATGTTATATTATTAATTACCATGGGTAACACTCCTGACAAAGGAGGAGTTAATCCTAATAATTTAAAAGCCATGCAACAGCTGTTTTTAAACGAAAGTGTTGGTAGGGCGTTAATTGCGGACTATACAACCAAAGCTGACTTCGTGATACCTGATTTAAATAAAGTCCTTGGCCCTGAGAAATATCAAATAGTAAACGAAGATATTAAAGAAGGATTGCAGAATATCATCGTCGGCAAAGAAAATTATTCAAGTACACAAGTAAAGGCCCAAATTTTCCTCGAAAGATTAAAGGAGGCAAGAAACTCATTTCTTAACGATTTCCTTCAGCCTCAAATAAAAGAGGTTTGCAAACTGGTCGGTCTTAAAAACTTCCCGACTGCAAAATTTGTAGAAATAGATATTAAGGATGAAGTCCAGCTGCAGAGAGTTGCGTCTAGATTAATTGAGATGGGCATAATCACTCCTGAGCAAGGAATGACCGCAATCAAACAAGGTGTCTATCCTAACCCTTCAGAGCTCCAACAAGCTCAAGAGAAACTTATAAAAGATAGGAAGAAAGGTTATTACACCCCTCTAGCTGCCGCACAGCCTATACTTACAGAAGAAGACCAGGATATGAAGCAAGAGCAGCACGATATGCAGGTCGAGACTAATCAAAAACAAAACGAAGCCCCTCAGGAAACCCAACAAAAGCCTCCTGGGGAAACGGGCAGACCAGCAGGAACCAATACCAAAACTAATTCAATTGCATCTACTGATAATTTATATAGTAGGCAAGATATTCAGTCTGTAGTATATGATATAGAGTCTTTGTCTAAAGATGCTGAAAAATTAATGAAGTCTCATTATAATAAAAAAAGGCTCTCCAAGAACCAAAAAGGTTTACTTGATAATTTAGTGGAGTCAGTTATTGTATCAACTGAAAAAACTTCCTGGAGTGATACCTTAAAAGAATGCATTCAAGATTTTAATAAAATAGAAACACTTAATACATTACCTGAAATACTTAATATATCTGTAGAACATGAGGTAGTATCTTATCCTGCTGCAATTTTATATCACAGTAAAAATGGTAAAAAGTAAAAAAAAGGTGTATCTACTTAAAGTATGAATTTACCATTCAAGTATATTGCGTCTTTTGCTAGTGAAATTTCGACACAAGAAGTAGGAGAAGATTTTATTTCAAGCGCTTCGAATTTAGAAGATCTGAAAAGTCTGATACCTCAAGACATAGACTTTAAGAAAAATATAGATATAATCGGAGTCGCTTTTAATGCTGCAGTAGCTAACCTATTTAATAAAAATGGAGACGGCATAAATGGGCTAACGGCGGTTGCAATTAAGGATCACTTCATGCATAAGCCTACAAATATAGAGCACCAAAGAGATAAAGTTGTTGGTCATATAGTTGGATCATCTCTTTCTTCCTATGAGAGTAGTAAGATTACAGAGTCATCAGAACTCCTTGCGTCTAATCAACCTTTTAATATTGCACTGTCAGCTGTTGTATATAAATCAGTTAACCCCGATTTTGCAAATTTGATAGAAAAATCAACCGATGAATCTAGTGAGTTTCACCATAAAGTTTCCGCTAGCTGGGAGCTTGGGTTCAATGAATATGACATCGCAGTGGGTAGTGAAAATTTATCTGAAGCTAAAATAGTCACAAGTTCAGAAGAAAAAGAAGAACTCACAAAATGCCTTAAATGCTACGGCGGTTCAGGTAAAACTGAAGAAGGAGAAAATGTTTACCGATTAATTAAAGGAGATATTTATCCTCTAGGAATAGGCTTTACTGCCAATCCCGCTGCATCAGTAGAGGGTATCACTATGGCTCACGACGATATACCTGAGGATTTAATTGCCTCAGAAGATGATTTTCAGTTTAAGAAAATAGAAATAAAAACTGAACAAAAAATTTCCCAAACAGAAAAAGGGAATGTACAATCTTATAACATTCACAACAAACAAATTATGGAACAAGAAATTCTAGACCAATTCAAAAATGTTCTTGAGGAGAGTAAATCTTCCAAGAAGTTGTCTGAAGAGGCTGTTGCTAACATGACTAAAATTTTTCATGATGCTATTATCGAGCGTAGTGAAAAATGGCATTCAGAAAAAGACCAGCTCTTAGGACAAAAGGAAGAACTTGAAAAAGTTGCTGAATCCACAGCTCAGGAATTAGAGACTATCAAGCAGCAACTTCAAGAAACATCAGAAGAACTCGGTACAATCAAGTCGGAAGTTGAAGCTAAGAAAGCCGTCGATCTATTTAATGATCGCATGAACGAGCTTGACGAGATTTTTGCTCTTGCAGACGAAGATCGTACTTTACTTGCTGATGAAATTAAATCTTTAGATTCCGAAGAGGCTTATGCATCTTTTAAAGAAAAGATGTCTGTTTTATGGAAACATAAAAATAAAGCCCACCTTGAAGAGACTGAAAAAGCTCTTCAGGACAAAATCGAAGCTGGAGTGCAAGAACGCTTAGCATCTTTGCAAAGCCAAGCATCCGAAAAAACACCTTCCGAAGAAGAAATCGTTGAAGAAGCTATTGATAATGCAGAAGTCGAAGACGAAGCATTAGCTAACAACAACGGTTCCAGCACTGAAGAAGAAAAATCGCTTCGAGAAAAATTTCTACAAGCTTTCTCAGAAGATAGCATAACAATTCAATACTAAACACGAGGAAACAAAAATGGCACTAAGATTATTACCGTTCAGGCAATACAACGAGCATGATGTTGTCAACCTCTATGCACTTGACAAAACTATTACAGACGCGATCAGCGCTGACCAAGTTCTTAACGGAGCTAACAGCGTAAACGATAACGGAGTTTTAGTTAAAGTTAAGAACGCTTCCTTGACAGGATCCAATGGCCAGCCATGGGAACCAGTCAAGTATGTTGACAACAGCTATCTCGGCAAAACAGACTACCCCCACATTGGAGGCAACGCATATCCCTTCGCTCAACTCACAATTGAGCCTGCAGGAGACGAAGCTAATATTTTGGGGGTAACTCTCAATCAGACTTTAACCCACGACGAAAATGGAGAAAAACTTCTCTACTATCGCCAGAAAGCACTTGAAATGCAAGCTGTCCTTCCAGGTGAAGTTGTACCCGTTCTTACACGAGGACTTATCACATTGGCTGCTTCCGCATTCGTTGATACAGCGACTGCTCCTGCAGCAGGTGGAGATGTCTTCGCTGGAGCTAACGGACAACTCGACGGAACAGGTACCAACCGTATCGGCAAGTGTCTTGCTGTTGGTGATCGTGAAGCGTATGGTAAAGACGATTACTTCGCTGGAGCTCCCTCCACTGGTAATGGTTCTTATTATGTTATCAAGTTGGAACTTTAATTCATAGAGAGGACATAATATATTACAATGAAAATTACACTTAAGCGCACAGAAGAACAAGTTGAACTTGTTAAAGCTATGGCATCCCGCAACAGAGATGTTGCGTACGAAGCACAAATGGCATTAGCAGAATTCATCGGACCAGTTCTTGTCAAAGTCATTAATCAAGCACCAGTTCTTAGTAACTTGTTCACTAGCTTCCAGTTCAACGAAATGGATAGCCCAAGTATTCCGCTTGACCTTTACTATGATGTTTCAGCTCCTGACTACGTAACAGTTTACAGTACTACAGTACCTGGTGGTTTACCAACCAATACTGTTACTCCTACTGTTTCCGAAATGAAGTTTAACACTTATCGCCTCGACAGTTCTGTTGACTTTGATAAACGTTATGCTGCTAAATCTCGTATGGACGTAGTTGGAAAAACATTTACACGTATCGCTCAAGAAGTTCTCTTGAAGATGGAAAGTACTTCCTCTTCTTTGATTCTTGGAGCTCTTTATGATGCTGCAACAAATGGTGATGACCACCTTGTTAAAGCTGCTGGTACATCATTGAATCTTGACGATTTCAATAAGTTACTTACTAAAGCCAAAAGAATCAACACAGCTTGGACTGGTTCCTCTCCTGAGGGTGGCCGAATCAAAGGTGTGACTGATCTTATTATGAGCCCTGAAATGGTAGAAGGTCTTCGTGCCCTCGCTTATCAGCCCGTTCATTCTGGTGCAAAAACCGACATCGCTGCTACAGATGATATGCGTAATGCTATCTACAGTAATGCAGGAATTCCTGAGTTCTATGGTATTTCCATTATGGAAATCAACGAGCTCGGTGCTGGTCAAAAGTTGAATTCAGCTTTTGCAGCTCTTGAAACAGCGGGTGGAAAGATTAACACTAACCATGGTTTCACATTCGGATCTTCTGATGAATTGGTACTTGGTCTTGATCGTAGCCGTGAATCTTTATTCCGTGCTATTGCTCTTGACGCTGAGTCTGGTTCAGAAATGTCCTTGCTTGCAGACGACCAATACAGTGTTCGTCAGTCCAAGATCGGTTACTACGGTTCTATGGAAGAAGGTCGTATGATCCTTGATAATAGGGTCTTGACTGGAATCGTCCTTGATCTGTAATACTAAGATACAAAGCGACTCTTCAAAAAGTCCACCTTCGGGTGGATTTTTTGTTTCTGAATATTACTATAATAGTGTATATTCTTTCAAATCTAGAAAAAGGAGGTTATTATGCCAAGGAAAAGGAAACAAACAAAGAATCAAATAGAATTCTCAGACGGAAAAGCAAAAGATACTAAGCAACCAGATATCAACGATCTTTTGGGTTTTAAGCAAAAAAATCATTTCGGCACATCTAGTGCTGATGAACTTGATAAGAAATTAGAATCCTCTAGTTTATCTGAATTACAAGCAATGGCTGTAACTGCCAGTATCTTCCCTTCTGGGACAAAGCTCTCTCTTAAAAATAAAATAAAGAAAGCTTTCAAACAGTTCGTAGCAGCTAACGGGAGAACTCCCACCCCGAGAAAGAGTGAATCAATTCTTTCTCCAAACAGTGATGCTGCAAAAAAATTCATAGAGATTATGAATGGTTAATTAGATGAGTAGTTATAAATTAATCAGAGAACTTAGGGAGTTTCAAAAAGACCCTTCTGTAAAGACAAGTGATTACTTTATGGCTGCATCTAATCCTGACGGTTCCGCCGTTGAAGAAACCTTCAGGATAAAGGTTAGCGACCTCGTTGGTGAATATAATAAAGAAAAAGCCAACGAGCAAGCTGACCCTAACAACCCGCTAGGCAACAATACCGCTTCAGAAGTTGAAATTGTTAATGGTCAGGAAGTAATTGTAGACGCAACACCAATTACATCTGCCAACCTAGATAGTCTTGTGGACCCAGGGAGTGGCCTAGAGGTCGTTAGCACCTGTTATGATGCATCGTATACAGAAATTCTCTGTGAGAGCCCTCCAGGCACCTTAAATCCGCTCGTAAAATATAAAAAGAAAAAGTTGTCGTTCGCAAAGAGTGCATCATCTAAGGTATTAACTTTATATGTAAATAACACAGGGGCAGACTACTTAAACAATAAGTCGGGTTTTGCGGTTGGTTCTGATGGATCCGTATCGCAGAGATTTCTTAACTTAAGGGGTGCATACCAATATATAAATGACGAGATTGTATCCACCTCTATTACAATAAATATTTTTATTGAAACTGATACGGACGAAGGATTTATTTATGGTAATGGTTATATGTTGAGTTTACCTATAAACAAAATAAATGTTTATGGCTCTGAATACAATGAGTCTTCACTAAAAGTTATTAAATTAAGACTAGGTGTTGGGTATACTTTAGCATCTGATCCAGCGTTATCTGCAGAGTGGAATGGCGTGCCCCAGCAAAAAGCAGGAGTCTATCAAGGCAAAACTGGTGCAGTTATGTCTACTTTGCCAGCAGGAGTAGATTTATACCAATTTACAACTTTACCTTTTTGGATTACAACCAATACATATTGGAGAGGTATACATTTTGTATTGGAAACATACACTTTTGGTGTCTTTGCAGCTTACAGACAAACCAAAGGAACGGATGGTTATTTTGCTCAATGCAAGTGGTCTATTAGGGATTACAATACTAGTGATGGAACTAGGCATGGCTTAGCTCAAATTTTCGATGTTAGAGATGGCAGTAGATTGCACATACAAAACATAAATGACGGATCACCTACAGACGACCTAAGGGATCCTGCAAATAAAGGTGGCTTTGTGTCAGGTTTAGAATTGGATCTAGATGACTTAAGTTATGTAGGTAATTTGTTTCTAGCAGAAGACTCTTCAAAAATTTTAACCATAGAATACCAAGGTGGTTTATTCAATCCTAATACAGAGCTACCATCAAGAATTTGTTTTTCGTCTAATGTTAATAATATAAGTAATTTCGTGGCTTTAAAAAGGAACTCAACATTTCAGCAGAACGCTTTGGTTACTAGAGCTCTTGGCGTAACATTGGGCATCGATTTTTCAATATATGCTGAAGGTTTTTGCACAATAGCTACAAGTACAACTTTAAGAAAAGAGGACGGAGGTCAGGAAACGAATAGGTGGCCAGGTACCACTTTTTATAGCCCAGCGGTTATACAAAATGTAGATGTTAGAAACGCAGCAGCAATATCTAACGGAATTCTACACGAATTAGATGCCTATTACGATAACTATACAGCTTGGTCTGCTCCTTAATGCCTAGGGAACCTAGACTGAGCAACAGTAAAATCTACATAACCCAAGTGCAGTCCAGGGTTTGATTTATTCGTAACCCTATCGCTTATCTTTGAAGAATTTACATTTTCAATAAACATTATTTTGGGGACTTTTGTAGAATTCTTAACTGTATCGGAGTAAGAAAAATTGCCATCCTTGACATCTCCATATTCCGTTAAGGGGTAATCATCGTAACCTATATTGCAGACACCGAGATTATACGCATCGGCACACAGGGACATGGCTCCGTCGAGTTGGTATAAATTTTCAGCAAACAAAACTACCCTGAAGTAAAGTGTTGTTAAATCCTCTCCTCCCAAAGCAAAAGGAGTATTGTTCGTACTCTCCATAGAAATGAAAGCAGCTGGGGCAACTGGCTCGTAAGGAGGTATACCTATACCTTTACCATAGTCTGGTATAGTCCTACTATTTGTATTGTATTTATTTTCTAATATTAGTGTTTCCTCTGTTTCACTAGCTAAATATACATTATAATCTTTAACCGCAAAATCTGCTTCTATTTTTAATTGATCATGAACCCCTGCATAGTATGCACCACTTAATAAAACTCTACCATTGTCAAAATCTATAACTAATCCATTTTCACCTCTATTAACAAACTTATATCCATCGCCACTATCTACATAAACTCCATCAGGAATAGCTGCGTCTGTCATGTCTGCATTGTATACCCATTGCTTGTATTCACTTGAATAGGTTATGTAGCCTGCTGGATCGTCAGGGTAGCTAGGTATTCTAAAATCTTCTTTATAGAATAGCTCTCCAGTTTTATTAGAAAAAGCTTCACCTTTTTTGACAAAATAATTGTCCAGCCATAAGGAAAAGCTCGTGGTTGCTTCGTGTTGGAATTGAGGTTTCATTATAGCGTAGTTACACTTCCTATTGTTTTAAATTTTTTCGTCCACCTATTTATAAAATCAGATATATATCTTGTATTTTTAAATCCACCAGGTCTAATAGGGTTTTTTGTCTGTATACCTAAACCAGACCGACTTGTGTTACTAGTTTTATTCATGTATTGACCAAATCCAGGCATGCCTACTTCTATTCTTTGAGCCCAACTCATTCCAGGGGCCCAAGGCAAGGGTGTTGCTCTAAATATTTGGTCGGCACTAGGTATCTCTATATTAACAGTAAAGCTTCCCTTGTTGTCGAATTTAGTAAAATGATAATTAGTTTGATTTAATAATTGTATAATTGGCTGTATGGGGTTGTCTCCTTTATTGAAACCAATAAAAGTAAAAAGGTTTCCATAGCCGCTTAATGTACCACTCTGATTGCCAGAGGAAGCCCCAGCAAGAATCTCTTTTGTAACAGGGTGTTGAAGAAACTCCTTAATCATTTCGTTTTTATATCTTGATATTTTTTTGTAAATTAATTGCCCCGAAGAGTCTCTTAGGTTTCTCTCCAGCACCTTATGGTTATTCATCCTAGGTAAGCTGGATAGTATATCCTTCCTAAGACCTGCAGGATTTACGCGTAGTGTTATTCTTGGATTAATCACTTGGCTGTAAATAAAATGTATAATATTTAGGGGAAAATAAACCATGTTTCCTTACGTCTGAAACTTTAAAAAACATTCTTCCATCTATCTCTACTCTTTCTGCGTCTTTAAAATATTTATAACCTTCTGTGTCAACTTTTATTCTAACTTCTCCAACATTTTGAGTTAAGTTTAATTGAGAATTAGCTTCTCCGTCAAAGCTTATCTCGTCTTGTTTATTCATGTAATGAATTCTAGCGGTGATAACACTGAATTGAGATTTGCGAACAGTTTGACTAACCCCTTTGACATTATTATATAAATAATTAAAGTTGGGGTCAGTGCTAACTATAACTTTCAGAGATTCTTTGTAGACAAAAATTGAACGAGCAAATGTGTCATGCACTTTTTGCATAGCATTTTCAAAAAGTTGCTTTTGTGAGGAGGATAAATATGACATAACAAATATTATTACACACGAGTTGAAAAAAACAGGTAATTCTTTTAATATAATATATCAAGGAAAAAGGTGCAACATGGAAGCGGAAAAAATATTATTAGAGAAAAACAAGAAAAATATTAAGAACTTGTTTAAGTCTTATCTTGTTTTAGTAGAAGATCTACATCAAGAACACCAGATACATTTCGGTAAACTTAAGTCAAATATGCCAACTGCGCTGGGGCCAATTATTCAGCAAGCTGATTATTTTGATGAGAGTAAACTCAAATATTTAAGAAAGAAAATCTTAGATATGGGAAACGAAGTTATGAGAGATTATGATAATAATATAGAGCACTTCACGATAAGTTTTAAATTTAATAATTAAATCACAAGGTACAAGGAATAATAAATGAAAAAAGTTATATACAGCTTTAAGGTTACTGTTGAGCGCGAAGTAGAGGAAAGTACTACTTCAAAAGTTAAAAATAAAGAAACTGGGGATATGGAGGAAATCACTAAGACAAAAAAAGTGAAAAAGCCGACATCTTATGATGTGACTATTTATCAGCCCTCCAGGAGGCAGGTGGAAGATGCTGACATGGAATTTTCCATAGAAATGAGTAAGTGCATTAAGAAGGGTATCCTCACCAAAGCTATGCTTGCTAAAAAATATAGTGACTCTGGGGGGCTACTCAGCGAAGAAGATTCTCAAAAGTTAGTTAGAAGCTATTCTGAGTTAGCGGAAATTCAAACAAATCTTTCCAAGCTAATGAGTAAAAAGTCTAAAAGCAAAGAAGATCAAGATGCCGTAGCGAGCCTTACTGAAGAGTTTTCTGCAGTAAGAAGAAGTATCGTGGATCTTGAAACAACTTACCAGGCAGTATTCAACCATACCGCTGACACAAAAGCTCAGAACAAAACTATTTTATGGTACCTTGTAAATCTAGCTTTTAGTAAGGGTCCCGATGGTGTTGATAGACCTTTATTTCAGGGTGAAGATTACGATGATAAGCTCGACTCTTATTATGAAAAAGATGAGAATGGAGATGCTATTTATAATTTAGCAAAAGAAAAACTTATGGCTTTTGTTAGTTTTTGGTATTTCAGTCAAAACACCACCGAAGAAGATTTTAAGAAATTAGAGAAAGATATGGATGATGGAGCAGTGTAAGACTCTATGTGGAACAGACTGAATACAGAAGAAATTTCGTAGAAATAATTGATGGGTGCTCAAGTGCATTCATTAAGCACAAAAGAGTATACATACAACACAAGAAAATATCTGATGTTGTAGATTACGACCTGGTATATAAAAACTTTCTAGATTATGCTATTCAGAGAGGTATGCCTGAAGAGAAAGATGTATTAGACGAACAAATAGAAGCTGGTGAATGGGATCCTAATGACGATCAAGTTATTGCGGAAAAAGAGCATTTCATAAAGAATTTAAAAGCCACTAAAAGTGAAATGGTCCTAAAGTCGGTGAAGGATACATTGCAGTCTCAAATAGAAGATGCGGAAGCCCATGTTAAGGTCTTGCAGACAAAGAAAGAAATTATCATTTCAAACTCGGCAGAGAAATACGCAACTAATAGGGCTAATGATTATTACATAACTAAATCTTTTTACAAAGATGTGGGGCAGAAAGAGCCCTTGTATACAGAAGAAGAATTTGAGTTCTTAGATGATGAAACATTAAAATCAATGATATCTGCATACAATGAATTCAATGAAAGATTCTCTGAAGAGTCAATACAGTATTTAGCTATTCAGGATTTTTTTAAAACTTACTATACTTTTTCTGAAACCTCAAATGATTTTTACGGTAAGCCTGTGGTATATTTAACTAATTTTCAGCTTCACTTGTTGATTTATACAAAAATATTCAAAAACATATTTGAAACCAATAAAGATATCCCAGAAAGAGTGAAAACCAACCCATTAGCATTATTGGACTATGCAGAGGGCAAATCAAGCCGAGAAAAGATGGAGAGTAAATTAAAAAGTAATAAAAGCGGAGTATCCTCTGTAGTTGGGGCCACAAAACAAGATTACGAAGATATGGGTGTCGAAACGCAGTCGAGCCAAAAGTCTATGCATGAGGCAGCCAAAGCTAAAGGTGGCAGGTTATCCATGAAAGACTTGATGGATTTAAACGGTTTTTAATATTCGCCTGATATAAATATAGGTGTAATATCCCATAAGATATATGGGATTAATCAAACTTAGAAATTTACCTAGCGGATCACCAGAAGACTTTACTGGGGAGAATTTATTGGCTATTGCGATAAATCATCCAGACATGCCATATGAAACCCGTTCGTTTACTTGTGATGATATGTTTTCTGGTACAGCTAGAGACTTTACTGGACATGTAAGAGGAGGAGATTTCACAGAATTTCTAAAGGTAAGTGGGGTGCCTGTTGCAACAGGGGTTATAGAAGACTCGAAAATAATCCTTGAAGATGGCAACCAAGCTGAGCTAGCCTCTTTTACTTTGAATCAATTTTTTGATGAAACCTACAATGTTTTACCTAAAGCGACAGCAACTACTTTGGGTGGAATTAAAGTAGGTAATGGTTTTTTAGTAACTTCAGATGGAACCACTACATTAAATTACGATGCATTCAGGGTTGCTTCTGCTGGTTCTATAGGAGTTATAAGAGTTGGAGACGGGTTGAATATAGATAGTAATGGTGTATTAAGTGCAGCTCTTGACAGCCTCCCTATTGCCGCTAACAATGTTTTAGGGGCGGTGAAAGTCGGAGGAGGATTATCTGCTTCAGCGGATGGAACTTTATCTATAACTAATTGGGGGGCCTTATCAGAAGGTGCGGTTTATACATCAGACATATCTCTAAAAAATAATGTTAAAAAAATACAAAACCCTATATCTTTAATAGATGCAATAAATGGTGTAACTTTTACTTGGAATGATAAAACCAATAAAAATGGTGAAGAAGATGTCGGAGTTATAGCTCAAGAAATCGAATCTATAATTCCTGAAGCTGTTGAGCCAAATAGTAGGGGGGAACTTACAGTAGCTTATCATAAGATAATTCCACTTTTAATAGAGTGTATAAAAAACCAAGAAGAAAGAATAAATAAACTAGAGTCAAAATTATGTTAGGGTTTAGAAAAATACGACAATTAGAACCAATAGTTCCAACTACTGGTTACTTGATTCCCGTAGCAAGTCCAACAGACATGGGTACTAATGAGACATTTATGTGCGCGATTTCAGATGCGATAATTACTACTAAAGTTACATACGATAAAGATAGTAATCAGCTAGTGATTGTGGAAAAACCAAAAGCGTTTGTATTTGAGCCAGAGTCTAAGGTGCTATATTGTGGTGGCCAAGGAATTGGTGCGGCTGACTATGAAATTACAGAGATTGATATCCAAATTAATATTGTAGATGTTATACCCCAAACAGATGCTGCTAACTGTATTATAACTTGCCCGCAACATGGTTTTTTAGATTTTGATGATGTAGAAATATTTAATGTAGATATTACCGTTAATCAAAAATGGGAAATAGAGGTGATAGATGATGATTCTTTTTTTCTTAAAGGAACTAGGGGTAGTGCAGACCATGCTAATATTTACCCAGGAGAAGGAGGCCTTTGTTGGAAAAGAGGTGGGTATAGATTAGACATTTACCAAAAAGAATACGACACAAGAAAACTCGAATCAGGATTATCAATAAACTTATCTACTGTTAAAGAAGTATATTACGATAAAAAGCCTGCTCTTTATTTAAATATAGATGGAGAAAATGCATGGGGCAGGGTAGAAGGAATATTATAAAATGAATCAAATAGGACAAATAGCGAGCGGATTAATGGATTTCGAGTTCGGTTATATTACTGGGGACAACAATAGAACCGCAGAAATGCAAACAATCTCTGGAACCTTAAGTGGTAGATTAGGGGAGCTTAATGCATTGATTAATCAAAGCTTTCATTTTACTGGTGACGATGGAAACCCATACCCAAGATTACAGTATGAAGAATCAGAAATACTTCAATTAATATACCTAAGGGATTATAACAGAAGAGAGTCTCAAAAAATACTTAGAGGAATATACGATAGCAATGTAGCTACTAATAATAATGCTACAGCCTCTACAACAACAAGTGCGGCTCAAGCAGATAACGATTGGATTGAATTAAGAGAAGGTGATACAGTAATAAAAAGAAGTTCTGCGTCTCTTTCTAATTCAGCCGTAAATAAAACGAGTGTTAGTGCAAAGTTTCAAGACATGTCAAAAGTAGTAGATAGTAGATTAAAAGATTTGATATATGCATATAATATGTATGGATCTGTACCTAGGCAAGCTATTGGTGATGACTGCTTGAATCTTTGCGATAACCAAAATAAACAAGAATAATTTTATTTCACATTATGAAAAAGATAATGTAATTCTTAGCAAGTAAACACAATTAAACCATAGTATATAAAATGCCTGCAATTCACAGAAACCGAGTAATTTACCAGTCTGAAGCTTTATTTCTAAGTCCAGACGCCACAGGTTATCACTTCACGGGAGATGGAGGAATGGGTCTAATGACTCCTCCCAAAAACCGTACCGAAATCGCAGGGGCCAATACCTTGGGCGAATATCTCTGCGGATGGCACCCCCTTGATGGGCAAGTAGCTTGGCCAGACTGGAACGCTTTTCCTTATGACGATCCTAACCATGACGCTGCCCTTGCTAAAGACCATGGGACAGTTATTAAGCAGCTAAAAAGAATCCAGTCTGTCAATTATGGATTCACTGTAAACAGGGTTGATATCAATCAATTCGGTCAACTATCAAGGCTTGACTCAATTGTTACAGAACAGCCAACTGTAAATATGGATTTTAGTTATTTCCTTATTGATGGAGAAAACGAAAGGTTACTAGAATTTAATATTGATGGGGCAACAAACTCTTTGAGTGGAGCACTGTCCCCTGAGCTTTACCAAGCTGGAAACAACTTTTTCTTACTAACTGTACCTGAAGCCCGAGACGCGGTAGCTGGAGATGTTAGACTTGATACTGAATCAGGATTCGGTTCAACATCGAAAACAGTAATAGCATTAGGTAACGGATTTATTACAGACTACAATATTGATATAGCCGTAGGCTCTATTCCTACAGCCAATGTAACTGTCGAAGGCATGAATATGCAAAGCGACATTGGAGAAACTGGATTAAATCTTCCAGCCATCAGGTTGACCGACGGTTCTAAAATTAGTGACGCATGGGAGTATGATACTGATAACAATCAAGTTATGCATAGTGATACAAACACATGCACGGGTCTTTATTCATTACCTGCAGCAGTGACTGGTTTTTCAGGGTGTGGCGATATTGCAGCACTTAGGCCTGGAGATGTTGTGGTAGATTTAAAAGACTCATCCCTTATTTCAATTTCAAATTCTGGAGATAGTCATGTGCCTCAAAGAGGTACTGCTCATATCCAGTCTGTTTCAATGAACATTCCGATGTCTAGGACCACACTCCAAAGACTTGGTAATACTTTTGGATTTTCAAAATCTATCGATGTACCCATTACAGCGACAATGAATGTTTCAGCATCTCTCGCAGATGTGAAGCGTGGAAATGTTGCTGATCTATTATGTGAATGTGGGTCTGTAGATTTAACTGTAACAATTTACCCACCAGAGTGTGCTTCTTGTAACCTGAAAACAGGTGAAGCTGCTATGAAATTTGGGTTTAAAGGCTGTCGTCTAGAGTCTGAGAATTTTTCATCGACAATCGGCGACAATAAAACTGTAGATATGACATTTACAGTACAAGTAGGAGGAGCAGATGACTCAAGAAATGGAGTATTTTTGTCTGGCTATAGCGCTAGTCAAAACTCCCATCACGGCATCCCTCCAGCGTGGACAGGAGGAGGAGGAGCGGTAAACATACCAGCACATCCAAGTGACGGAGTTTTAACTGCAGCTGTCGCTGCAGATCTTGCTGCTAATGGTATCACGGATGCGCAAATCTTAGGTTATAGGGCTTAAACTTTAATACATTAATACACGAGGAAAAAAAATCATGTCATCTATTCACAGAAATCGAGTAATTTATCAATCAGAGGCGCTCTTCATTAGCCCCGACTCCACTGGATACCATTTTACTGGTAAAGGCGGTTACGGTCTAATGACACCTCCTCTTAATTCTGACCAAGCTGCTGGCGGGGTCAATTCAAAGGGTCAAATGGTTGGATGGCGCTGCGGCGACCAATGGCCAAAGTGGAACCCAGATGGATCTGATGCTAATTATGCAGAAGGCCACGGTTCTATCATCAAACAGTTAAAAAGAATCCAGAGTGCGAACTATGGCTTCACTATTAACAAGCAAGACATCAATCAATACGGTCAACTTTCTAAGCTTGACTCTATTGTTATTGACTCCCCGACTGTTAATCTTGATTTTTCTTATTACTTGTTAGACGGTTACAACGAGCGTATGCTTGAATTCGTAACCAATGGCCAAACTAATGCTTTGAGTGGGGCTATGTCTCCAGAGCTTTACCAAGCTGGTCACAACTTCTTCATCTTAACTGTTCCTGAAGCTCGTGATGCAATTGGTGCTGATGTTACTTTGGACGAAGAGGGAAGAGATGAAAAGAAAACGGTCATTTCTCTTGGAAATGGTTTCCTTACCGACTATAGTATCGATATTTCCGTAGGAAGTATTCCTACTGTAAGCTGCACGGTTGAAGGCATGAATATCCGTAGTGACGTTGGAGCCACTGGATTGGACCTTCCTTCTGTTGATACAGCTAATTCAGCTGTAATTAGTGATGCATGGCACAATGGAGTACGTGGTCAATGCAAGCCAGCTTCAGAAGCTGGTTGTACTGGATTGTTCTCTCTTCCTCAAGCAGACAGTGGTTACGCAGGATGCGGCGATACTGCAGCCCTTCGACCAGGAGATGTGGTTCTAGATTTAGCTGGACAATCGTTGATTAGTAAGCAGGTAACAGGAAGTCTTGACGCTCCAGTTCGTGGAAGTGCTCACATCCAGTCTTGTGCTATCAACCTTCCTTTAGCTAGAACAACATTGCAACGTCTTGGTTCTACATTTGGTTTTTCTAAGTCAATCGACTTTCCATTAACAGCGACATTCAATGTTAGTGCAACACTTTCCGATTTACAATCAGGAAATATGATTGATCTTCTTTGCGGATGCGATGAACACGAAGTGTCTGTCACAGTATTTGATCCAGAATGTTATGGATGTGATGTTAAGAGTGATGCAGAAGCCATTAAATTTACATTAAAGGGAGCTAGACTTGAGTCTGAGAACTTTAGTTCTTCTATCGGAGAAAATAAAAGTGTTGATTTGGTATTTTCTACCCAAATTGGTGGAGCCGATGATGCTCATAGAGGATTATTCCTATGGGGTAAAGAAAATGTTAAAGCTTCTATCCCAGGCATTCCTCCAGCATGGATCAATGAACAAGGCGAGGAAAATGTTCCTTTCTTTTCTGAGGTACCGCCCGATGCGGAACCTTTCAATATTTCAAGACAGTATCTTGCAGGCAAAGTCATTCAAGTAGGCACTAAGTACTACGAGTCTAAGATTGCCATGAACTACATTAACTAATAGACAGGAATAATTAAAATGAGTTTAATAAAACAATCAGCATTAGCCCAAGTCGCCAAAGGCGAAACAGTGTTAAATTCCTTCGACGCAGCAGATAGTGGAGCCACAGAAGGTTTCGTTTATGAGTGCCGATGGGCCGCTAAAGAGTATGACCCAGCTACAGCTGCTGGATTTAATATCGTCGCAGGTGACCTTATGAGGTTCACAACTGTTGACGACCTTGGAGATGCACACACTTCCATTCTTGAATCACAATCTTCTTTTAACTTAGTTAAAAATGGAGATCTTGCTGCGATTGACACAACAGCTACCACTTCTGCGGAAATGGAAGCTTTTGATGCCGATGGGCTTTACAAGAAGAACAACAAATATTTTAAACGCTCTTATGAAATCTTTACTGGCGGAGTTAATGATTCCACCACTGCGGATGCTTATGTTGATGAGAATATTTTAGTTTCAGACAAAGCATTAATCCCTGCTTTACTTACATCTGATATTGTAGGTGCTGCCTTCACAGGTGGCGGAACTGTTGATGTCCTTGATTACACTTTTGCTGGAACAAGTGGACATAGGAGGTTTACAGCTCCTTACTTCGGTAAGATTTCCGCTACTAGTGTAGTACCAAGCGGAGCATGGTTTTATTATGCTGGTGATGACATCGGAGCTGGAGCTGCTTCTAGCGCCGCTGGTTACTACCTTAACTCTACTGGAAGCAATGTAGATTTCACTTCTGCAAGTACATTTACAGACGCTATCTTTGCAGACCAAAGTGCAGTCGTTTCAGGAAGCTTGCCAAGTTATGTATGGGCACTTAATACTGGTGGAGTTCAAGTTATTCTTGCAAATTCCACAGGTTATGCTTTAGAGACTACAGAGGTCGCTGACCTTCTTGATGCCGCACAGATCACACGTTTAGCTGATCCTTCTGCAAGTAACGAATACTGGGAAGAAATTCCAGCGCTCGCTGCTCCTTTGCAGTTTTCATCTGGTACAGCTACCGCTACTGATGCTGCAGTATTAACTATCACGACAGCTAACGAACTTTCGGACCTTGGTTACTGGAATCTTCTTTCAGAAAACTTCATCGAAGACTATGATCAATCAGTAGGTTCTGCAGGTGTTGCAGGTGCTGACCCAGCAGGAAATTATGCTGGAAGTTATGTAGCTTCAGGAGGATCCAATACTGTTAGAGCTTTAGAGATTGAAACCTTTGCGTCTGCTCAAGCTACTACGGATGCCGTAGTAACTGTAACAAATCACGGACTAACAGATGGAGATACGATTGTAATCTCTGGTGTAGATGTTGCATACGATGGAAGTTATACAATTGACGTTGTTAACGATAATCAATTCCGTCTCGACAGTACAGCTGGAAGAGCTAACATCAGTTACAGTAGTGGAGGCATTGCTACAGAAAACGGATCTAGTGATTTGGTGTGGAGAGAAACATTTCCTCCAACAACTGATCAAACTCTTATTTATCGTTACTAAAATAAGAATTTAGTATTCTTACTTTCTTAGGGGAGGTGTATATACATTATGTATGTCCACCTCCCCTAAACATATACGGAACGCTATAAGATACAACTCTGTAGGATTATTTCTTACAGATTCTCCAGCACATAAACCCGACTCAGATGTATTAACATTTCTTAACAGGGTTCAGACGGCAACTTTTAATGTTTCCGCTGTCAGGCAAGATGTAGCTCAAATAGGGTCGGACGACTACCTTGCTAGAAAAGTAATTTCTCAACCGACAATTGATCTAAGTTTTCAATACTTCTTGACGGACGGACATGAAGAGCATGTAATGGGTTTAAATATTGCGTCTGGATACGACCCTATGAATGGCACAATTCACAAGGGAATTAAAGAAGATAAATCGGCTTATTTTTTAGTAGGAGAAGAGCCTTTTGATTTGGTTAGTTATTATAGGGAAGATAATAATTTCGAGGGTACAGACGCAGCAGGGTTTGGTAATTGTTTTATAACAAACTATTCGGTCAGTGCATCTGTAGGCTCTTTTGCTACAGCTAATGTATCTATGGCTTGCTCTAACATGACTTATTCTTGTGTTGGGTCTTTTGAGTTTGAGAGAGAGCTTAAAGAGCTCGCCAGCCTACTCAACAATGAAGATGTAAATGATTTTGATTTTATAAGACTTCAAGGAGAGGCTGGAAAGGTTACACTGCAAGGAGACGAGCAGATCGAAAAAGTTTCTGGAGTCCCAATCCCGTCTTTAGACCTAACAGGTAGGGCTTCTATTATAGAAGGGACTGGTTATGTTTTTGACCCTAATATATACAAATCCGCTACATCGGCAATAGCGCCTGGTGGGATTACAATAGAATTAGATAATTTAGAGTTTGGGGGACCAATAATCTCTGGAGATTATGTCGGTGAATGCTCTAGAGGCCACGCAAATATACAGGCTTTTGATTTGAGTGTTCCCTTCGAAAGGGAAGATTTATACGGAATGGAATCTTTGCATGTATATGGTAGAAGATTAAAATTACCTCAAATCGGTGCCCTTACTATTGAACTATTATCTAGCGCTTTTAACACTGGAAATATTAAGCCAATGTTGTGTAGTGATAGAGAATATAAAATAGATTTATTATTAAATAACAGTTGCACTATATCTTGTTTACCTTCTAGGAGTAAAGATAGCTTTATGCGTTTTGTTATTGATAATGCTAAGTTTGAAAGTTATTCTTTAAATGCAGGCATAGGGGGTTCTCAATCTACCGTATCTTGTAGTTTTACATTCTGTGTGGGTACTGAGCATGGAGTGTTTGCTAGTGGTTCATTCCCAAATTGGAGAGATGACAAATGTACTCCTTCACAAAAGCATACTCCGCATGATTTTGATATTACTAGGGTTCTTGAAGATGTTGATGCTCCTGAAGATTTAGAAGTGATAAGGGTACTTGACGAATCAAATATTGTTGAAATTGATATCGACAGATTAAAATGAGCTACCTGCCTTACAATATATTGGTTTCATGGGAGACGCCAGATGACACATCTGATATTGATACTATTGAAATATATAAAGGTAGCGCATTGAGAAGTTGCGATAGAATAGTTAACTCTACACAACCCATATATGTTACCAATAGAATATCTAATGGCACATATATTGATCAACTGAATTCAGTTGGCAAGTTTAAATACATAGCTATTGCAAGAAATAAAGTTAGCTATACAGAATGCACTTTAGAAACTTTTAAAGTTTACCCAGACTCAGATGGAGATGGGATACCTGACGATGAAGACATACATCCATATGACTTTGACAATGACGGTATTCCCGATCTTCAGGATGCTGATTTTGGTTTAAATTACTTAAAATTAGATACTGATGGAGATGGAATTACTAATGATTATGATCCTGATGATGATAATGATGGTGTGCTAGATAAAGACGATCCCTTTCCATTATTTTACAATAGACAATTAATCATTAGACATGCAGATGGTACTAGTGCTTTTACTGGCATATATCCAAATGACGGAGAAATTCAATTAAGAGGAGTAGGTAATGATACCGATAATTTAGAATTTAAATATTGGGATGGAGATGAGGTGACTGATCGGCTAGATCCTCATAGTACTATAATTATGGATAGGGACAAAGTAATAACTGGGCATTTTGGCCTAGTGACATTTGATTTAACACTTAGTGCTCTTGACAAAGACTCCCTTCAAGATCCTGGTACTATAGATTTTATAGGAGCAGGACCTTATGAAAGAAACGATCTTGTTGAATTTGAGGCTGATGCTGGGGGTGCGTGTTTGCAATTCATTGAATGGTCTGGTGCCGCTGTATTAGATAAATTTTCCAATAAGACGAAGGTAAGGATGACTGAAGATATTAACCTTACGGCGATTGTTGAGGTTCCGAGCTATCAGGTCCAAGTTAAATCAATAGGTTATGGTGATAGTAGGGATGGACAGGTTTTATTTGATCAAACATACAAGTGTGGAGATGTCGCAACATTTACCATACCTGATCCTGGAGATAGATATTTAATACAATCTATTGATGATACTGACGGAAAGATTGTTGATGGAAATAGTTACAGCTTTGAAGTAACTGAAAACAAAATAGATTTACTAGCAAGAGTTTTTCTTGACAATTTTCCACCCATAGCCAATAAAGACCCTAGAGCCGTTGGAAGAAAAGGTGGGTCTGTTATAATTGATGTTACGAGTAATGACTTTGACCCAGATGGAGATACATTAACAATCATAATTACACAGGCACCCGCACATGGAACCGCAACTATTACAGATGCAGGCGGAAATCCTGACCCAAATGGAAGTCATATTAAATATCAACATGACGATAGTTTTGATATGGTGGATGAATTTAAGTACAAAGTCAATGATGGTCAGTCTGACAGTAATGAAACATCGGTAGAAATAGGCGTTGGGGTTTCTAGGGGGGATACCGTCAACTTTAGTGCTGCTCAGGGTCTTTATGATATACCTTTAGTTGTAGGGACAGATCCCGTAAAAGTTGTTTGTCATTTTGATGCTCAGAATGTTCCAGACAGGTTTCAGATATATTTTAACCCTGACGGTGCTACTAACCCAGGGGATCCTGCTCATTTGGTGGCAGATTCGCTTTATGTTGGGGATAGATTGATAAATAGCAATAGCCCTCATGGAGTAGGCACTTTTACAGTCACAAGGTTTTTATATACTGGTGGAGGTGGAGATGCGGTTGGTGGCCAATTCCAAACTCAACCGCAGGCTACAGTAACAAACACAAGTGCTGATTCGGCTATAGCAAGTTTTGGGAATAGGAGCAACGCCAGCCCAAATGGTCCAGGTCAAATAGGTGTAGAAAACAGAACAATAATCAATGCCGATAAAGATATTATGCAGAACCTTCACAAAGCAGACGGTAATGTAGCTATATCTTTAGACAAGGGACAGACCACAGGATTCATAGCATTCATAAGGGTCGAGGCTGTTACGTCAAGAACTGGGTGGGATTTATACGCGATAGAATTTTTTTAATATGTATACTGAATTACATTTATCATGGAAGACTCCATTATTTAGTGGTGACACTAGGAATATATTAATATATAGACATAGCGGGGAGGTATCTATAGAAGAAATGCCCCAAAGCGGAGAGAAGATATTTGAGACAGGCGAAATATATTCTGGATACCACAGAGACACCGTTGAGAGGGGGGATTGGTATTATGCTATATTTGCGGAAAACAGGAAGGGTTTACTTTGTCCTGGGGCGATGAAAAATTATTTAACAATAGACGCTGATATCGAAATAATAAATTTAAAATATGTAAAAGGAATATTATATTTAGAATTAAATATTAGCGGTTTAGATGTCAGTAGTTGGCATTGGTATTATGGAGATTATGTTGCAACTCAGTATGACCTATCAGAAACAAATATTACTCAAGCAGTAAATATAGATAGTGGCCCTCAAAAAATAATAATAGAGGGAAGAGATGAAAATCTATCTGTAACTAAAACAGTTGAATATCATTTGGATGTATTTTCTGTAACCATGCTAGAAGATGGAAATTCTTTAAAGTACAATGGGGAGGATTCTATGAGTTTCCAGCAAATGTGGGATAATTTTTTCGAAATAGTTGCTCCAGATCCAAAACCTGGATATGTTTTTGACACATGGGAAACTCAGGGTTCGGCTGTATTTGAGGATATAACTTCTAGTACAACTAATGTAAGAATAATGTCTAATGTAGAATTAATCGCTCACTACAGACCAGAATGATGAAAAAAGTAGATTTAAATGTGTCTTTTGATCAACCAGAGTTTGTAGAAGAGTCTGATGAAATAGTAGTCTTTAGATATCGGCTTGAGCCACTTAAGGGTTTAACCACCGACATGGAAGAAGTCGCAGAAAAGGGGGAGCTTGTATACAGGACCGTAGACCTTACGAAAGAAAAATACTCTTTTATAGATGAAGAAAAAGAGAGGGGTGAGTGGTACTATGCAGTATTTGCTAAAAATAAAGCGGGGATATCTCCTGGGCAAATAGATATGTATTTCCTTGTGGATGTGGAGCTTATTGTTAATAATTTTGATTACAAAACATTTAGTCCAGGAAGATTAAGTTTTGATGTGGAAATAGGAGGGACTGATGCGTTTTCATGGAGATGGAAAGTAAACGATGCTGAATATATAAATAAATCTATTGATGATTTAATTGTAGACCAGGAGCTAGATTTACCAACAGGACAAGAGCATGAACTCACTGTGGAATCTTTAAATGTAGATGGGTTTACCTCAGCTACAAGAAATATATATTTTAGTATTTATAATGTAAGTATTGAATTTGAAACCCACCCACTTTTACCACAGGCAAATATAGAAGTCAGTGGCACACAAGACGCTTTAATACCATTAAATGCTAATGATGTAAGAGGGCATTATTTTATAGGTTGGGAGCGAACTGGTTTTGGGATAATAGAAGAGCCCTTGCAGTCGTATACAAATTTTAGAATTTTTAATGCTGATGCCCAGATCAAGGGTGTGTTTGGGCTAATAGATTATGATATTAAAATAGAATTTATTGTAAATGGGTACCCAGATAGAAATATATTAACAGGTGGAATTGACTCTGGTAATATTCCTTATGGTTACATAGGCACACTGCAAGATAATAGTGGAATATATAATATATTTGATGTATTAAATTTAGTATTTAATCCTGGACCTGGATACTCTTTTGCGTCATGGTCGATAGTTAATGGTAATGGTGAAATTGGGGACGAATTAAATACTTCAACAGTTTATAGAGTTGATAATTCTAACACATTAATCAAGGCAAACATTAACCCAATAGATTATTTAATTACAGTAGATGGCGATATTGATAGTTTTGACACAACAGGTAGGCCTTTAGATTTTCAGGAGTTAGGTTCTGGCTTATATAACATTCATAATAGAGTGGAGATATTAGCTGTTCCTGATCCAGGATATAAGTTTGAAAGGTGGATGATAATTCAAGGGACTGGGGTGCTAGATGATACAACTTCAGCTAGAACGATTTTTACTGTTGGTCCAGCGGACTCTTTTGTTAGGGCTGTGTATAGCCCTATCGATTACACTATTAATGTTGCTGATGGGTCCAATGGATCTTCAGTTGCAAGTAAACCTGCTTTTCCTAATAATATATTCCAAACCATAACGGTTACATCTAATCCCGATGCTGGGTGGCAATTTTCTAAGTGGGAGGTCTCTGGGCCAGGTTCTTTTGATAGTAGCACAAGTAACCCAGGAGTGTTTACGGTCGGTGCGGGGGACTCAACCATTACCCCGAAGTATGAGGTAATTAATTACGACATAAGTGTCGATGGAAACTTTGGGGAAGAAACAATTTTAAATATTGATGGAAACCTTGTTAATGCTTCTAGTGGTGTGGCTAATTACCGAAGCGCTATAGCGATCAGGGCTTTACCGCAACCTGGGTTCTTCTTTAGTGGATGGACAAGTAATCAAGCTGTTACATTTAGCGACCCATCAAATGCAGAAACTGCTTTTTCTATGCCTGCCGTAGATACTATTGTTACAGCAAATTACCAAAGTGTTCCTTATGATATCACGATAGTTTCAGGCGGCAATGGTATTGCGGCCCCAGCTGGAGGATCATATCCGTACCAAACATCGATTCAAATTTCAGCAACACCAGATACAAACTATGGTTTCTCAAGTTGGAGTCATACTGGCTTGGGAATTGTAAGTAACCAAAACAGCTCCTCAACTACTTTTGAGGTAGGATTGTCGGATGATACTATAACCGCTAACTTCGTATTCACGGGGAGGAGTCAAAATATCGTAGGCACAACAGCATATCAAGCATTTAAAGAATTAGAGTTTAGGTGGACTAGATCGGCTCTTGACGGGCAGCCTATAAATGATAACGGGGCTACTACTTATACTTATGAAATAAGTACGAGTTCAACTTTTAACCAATTAGTTGAAGCAAAAGTTTTTACCACATTTCAAACTTCTACCATATTCAGTGGATTAATAGCTTATACCAGGTATTATTGCAGGTGTAAGGCTACAGGGGATATTAACGCGGGAGCTGTCACGGGAGTCTCGAATACTGTAGAATTTGTAACAAATCCTTGTGGGAATTACAGCATGACCAAGAATAGTGACAATACTTTGCAGATTTCAGGGGCTGAACCAAATAGTGGAATAACAATATCTGAACAAAAAGGAAGCCTAGAGACAAGAGGGTTAGTTAGACCAATAGCTAATGATCAAGTTGAGAATTTGTTTATAGCGGAAGGTTCTGGCCAAGTCAGGACCCAGACATCTGGCCCTGGAGGTAGGCTTGTATTCGATGGAGGCTTTCCTAAGTTTTATAATACCTCCTGGCAAACGTACAGAACAGGTGTTAACAATGGTAGTGTTTCTATATATGATCCTTCTTTGCCAGCCCAATACCCTTATTTTTATAACACCATAAAACACGTAGAAAGAGAAGAGGGCTCACAAAAAAAACTTTTATATATCAATGATGCTCCAGGGGGGAATTATTCTGCAAAAGTATTTAATACTACTGTGTACGATATCGCTAGGGCTGCAGGGTTGACGCCGTCTTCTATAGGTAGTGAGAGCGCAGCCACTCATAGTGGGTATTTGCAAACCTTGCACACCACAAGGTCGGCATGGAAGACATATTTTAATGGATACGATGTGATAGTATGGCTTGGCACTAATTACACGAGCGGTGCGTATTTGCCAAATAACCTCATACAGGGTTTGCTGGATTACTTTGATGAAGGCGGAGGTTTGTTCGTTATAACAGACCATGATGTTTTCCAGACTTGCGTTAACCAGATTTTACCTTATTATGGTGTTAGGTTTACTGGTAATATAGATAGAACACCTGGGAATGATGCTTATAAAATTTCCACTATACTAGCTAATACTAATTATATTCCATCTGGGTACCATCCTTTGTTTGCTAATATTAATCCAAACGGGTTCATTTCAGCTACAGCCAGTGAAGGAAAAGTTATATATGATACCAGTGTATCTAATACATCAAATTACACAACAGATAGTAACGGAAACCTAACAATAACCAATCATACTAATGGAACTCCACTAGGTGGAGGTAATACTTTCATAAGAACTGCTAGTGATTGCGGTGGTCAAGTTTAAAAAGTCTTATATATTTTATATGCAAGATCCATAGTTCTTGTGTAATAATAGTATGATTATAAAGGAACAAGGTAATTATGGCAGGAGTTAGAGTAGGAATAAGACCAGAGCTAGATGCTCAAGGGATGCGTTCTGTTGAAATGCAATTCAACAAGATGATGTCTAGGCTATCTGGTAGGCAGGCTAATTTTTCACTAAACTCAAAGTCTTTTACCCAACCTTTAGGTAGAATTACGGCATCGGCTAATGAATTCACCAAATCATTAGAGGCGTCAAATGCTCGTGTTATAGCTTTTGGTCTTTCCGTAGGTATAATTAACGCCTTTAGTAATGCCTTTAAAGGTTTAGTCGCTGAAACTATAAAGTTCCAAAAAGTTATGGCTGACATAAATGTCATAATGGGTTCATCGCAACAAAGCATAGAAGCTTTTGGGATGGCGTTATTTGACACCGCTAAAAATACAGGTCAATCTTTTAACCAGGTAGCAGAGGCCGCATTAGAATTTTCAAGACAAGGTTTGACCATGGAGGAAACCTTAAAGAGGACAAATGATGCATTAATTTTAACACGTTTGACTAGTTTAAAAGCGGAAGAGGCCGTATCAGGTTTAACTGCTGCGGTAAATGCGTTTGGCGATAGTGGTGTAACGACAACGGACATTATAGATAAGTTGGCCGCTGTAGATGTTAATTTTGCAGTTAGTTCTGAGGATTTAATTAATGCATTAGAGCGTACAGGGGCTGTCGCCATAGACGCAGGTGTTAAATTGAATAATTTAATAGGTATTGTAACTTCGCTACAACAAACTACAGCTAGAGGTGGTTCGGTAATCGGTAATGGACTTAAGACGATATTCACAAGAATAAGGAGGCCTGAGTCAATTAGGCAGCTTGAGGAAATGGGTATTCAAGTAAAAAATTTACAAGGTAACCTTTTACCTGCGGATAAAGTTTTGCAAAACATAGCTAAATCTTTTGATGGCTTGACCGAGTCACAACAATCTAATGTGACTCAGTTTGCTGCAGGTATATTTCAGGCCAATATTTTTAAATCAGCATTAAGGGATCTAGCTAAAGAGCAAAACATTTTTGAAAGAGCAACCGCTATAGCAGGTGATGCCATGGGGGATGCTGCAATAAAAAATGAGCAACTAAATAAAACACTTGATGCTTTAGCTAAAAGAACGACAGTTTCGATAGAGGAGCTTGGAGAGGTTATTGGTAACTTAACATTAAAAGGTCCGATTGGGGGAATATTAGAAAATGTAGAAGGCGCAGCTAATGGCTTAAAAAATGCCTTAGGTGGAGGAGAGGAAGCAGGTAATACATTTTTCACTGGGTTCGTAAAAGGAATTGGGAATGTTCTTAGTGGGCCTGGACTAGTTGCTTTCACTGCCGTCATGGGTAAAATGCTCATGAATGTTGGAAAATTTGCGTCACAAAGTTTGAAAGATGTTTTAGGTGTTGTGGGTAGGAAAGAGAAATTAGTGCAAATGGAAAACTCAATTATTGATGCATTATCTCAGAATAAACAAATTCAAGAAGGTCTCAATGACCTAGAAGGTGATAGGTTAGCTCAAGAGAAATTCATGCTAAAGGTTATTGAGGCTCAGACCAATGCAATGGTCAAGCAAAAACAATTAGCATCATCCTTGGCTGGAGCTGCTCTTAAAGCTGGGGTTAATCCAGACTTAACCGTAACCACCAACCGATATGTTGATTTAGACAAGAGTGGAACTAACGAGGTGATCACTAATAGTAGTAGTGGACTCATTCCTGCATCCTCAAGAAAAAAAGAAAGAAAAGGTGCAATAGAGGCTGGGTATACTCCTGGGGGTATATCTTCAATGTCAATTGCTGGGGTCGGAAAGGTTGTGTACAACAAGGCTGAGACAGTTAAAAAGTTTCCTGGAATGGATCAACCAGCTATTATGCCTCCCAGGTCTTCTAGAGCTGGAAAGAATTACGAAAAACAATTCAGCCAAAAGCATGGTTTTGATCCGTACGCCTTCAAGGGGTATGTACCAAACTTTGCAGCCATAAACAATGACTTAACAGCTAATTCTCAGGCAATGGAGTTAAGGGGTTTAAAAACTGGTCAGTTTAAAATTTCAGCGTACAGGAAACAATTAGACGAATTTGTGGCTGAACATGGCGATCAACAATTAGAGGGTTCTGGTATAGATATAACTTTTACCACGCAAACTAGTAAATTAAAAAGCTCTGCCTTTAAAGCTACAGGGGGAGATAAATCTGATTTATCTTTAGGTGAGTATTTAGACGCATTAGGTGTTACAGAGGTTGAGAGCACGATTCCTTTTGGATATGTAGAAGATATTCCCAGGGCGGCTAAAAATCCAAACGTTTACCATAAAAAAGTTTCAAATAACTTAAACAAAGGTGGTAATAACAATAAGGGAAGTGCTAATGACAATAAGGGAAATGTTGGTGAGGCTTTATTTCTGAGAAGCGCGGAAGGCGATGGCTATAAATCTACTGGTGGATTAGAGGCTACAGATGAATATGGCTCCTACTCAATCGACAGCTCGAAAGGTAAGAATAATTTTGTAGTAGATGCAATCAAGCCAGGAGAGGTGCCTTTTGAGATAAAAGCTGGAGAGATTGATTTAAATGATATAGCGTCCAAGAGTATTAGGAGATATTCTAATTTCGCATTCAGGGATCAGGTATCAGACATAGCAAACTCTTTTATTGGTGACACTAACCCTAATTCATCAATAAAAGGTTTAACGAATAGTGATGTAGCTGGCGAATTAAATTATATGATAAGCAAGCTTGAGGAAGACTTGCTAGTAGAAAGTTTAGCTCAATTAGCGAGAATGGGGTCTTGGAATCCCGTTGGTATGTCAATGGCTCAAGTTAAAAGTCTTTTACAAAAAAACGAATTACAAAAAACTTTAAGAGAAAACCCAGAATTAATAGACCAATCGTCTAAAGATTTAGTTGTGTCGCATGGGATAAGTTCTGGTTTTGTACCCAACTATGCGTCTCAGCAAGATATCTTCAATATGGATGGCAAGACGATCAATGCAAGGAATGAATACACTTTACCCTCTGGAAAAATATTTAAACCTCATAAGGGGCAAATAGTTTCTTCGGCTGGGGCAGTTAATGGAGAGTTACTTGACCCCACCACAAAAACAGTGAAAAGTCAGTCTTTGCCGATGTCAGATTTACTAGACCCATTAACAGTATTAAGAGGTGGATTCCCTGCAACATCAGCAACAATGGGTGTAAACTTTCAATCAAGTTTTGGTGACAGGGCTTACATGGGAGACCCTGGTGGGCCAACCACAAGATTTGATTGGGAGAAAAATACAGAAGGAGATGTAAATATTGGTCCTGGTCGATATGACCCCAGCACAGGAATTAATCCGCATGTTATCGAAAAAGTGACACACGGAGAGGCGGCTAAGTCTGGGCTTTCTCATACGGCTACAAAAATGCTAGCCAAAGCCAATAATACCCCCATGGTAAAATCTGGGTTAGACTTTACGATGGATAGGGCTGGTGGGTCGTCTATATTAGATGTAGCTCTCCCTTCTTATGCTGCCGAGTTTATTAATGGTAAGGGGTTGGATGGCTACGAGATGGTCGGCAATAAAATTAATTATGGATTAAACACAGACCCAGACGTCGAAGAAATCACAAGTCAAGGCAAGAAAGCAGTAGGGGTTAAAATGGATCCTGACTGGGTTAGAGCAAGTGTTTACAGAGATTATGTGAATGCAGCCCAGGGGTTAGTGCCGAATTTTAATGCCCTAAATTTAAAAAATGGGTATGTCTCAGAGTCTCAAATTAAGGCTGCTATTAGAAAGGTTTATGCGAATAAAGTTGAAGGAGGTAAAGTTGGAATGGACTCTAAAGAGGTAGAAAACTATACATCAAAATATATAGCCGCAATACAAGATGCCCAAGCAGATGACCACGAAGGATATGTAACTTCTTACACTAGTGGGCATGGAAAAATTCAAGGTCAAGAAATCTTATATAACGAAGTAACCATGGCTTTAGAAAAAGTTGGAAATTTTTACCAACCTAAACCAGGGAAAACAGTAAGAGAAGATGATTTCTCAAAAGGCTTAGTTCCTAACTTCGCAAACTTAACTCTATATCGAGGTCAAAATAAATCAAGACAAGGGATTGATGAACCTACAATTGGTAAAAATATGCCATCATTTGAAGGGGCCAATACTCCAGAAGCTGTAGTAGACATCGTACAAGCTTTCGTTAAATCTCATACAAGTGGACCCATGGCTGGTTATAGGGATGTTGGAGATGTTGGGAACCAAAAACCTTCTGGAGCGACATCCTTTAGTACCTCAAAAACTGTTGCTAAGAATTTTGCGGGATCAATCCGACCAGGCAAGCCAGTAGAAGAAGGTCATGTACTCGAGAAAACCGTCCCAGAAAAAAATGTATTCGATAAAAAGAAAATGTTGAGAGTACTGAGCATGGGATCTGACCCAGAGCAAGGACTCTACCCTAAGGTTGACGAATTTAAAGAATCTATGGCGAACGGAGCCATACAAAAGTGGGCTGAAGAAAATGGCGGGCTATATCTGAATGTTTACGGCAGACGAAATGATAGGTCTTTATTGGACCATTATAAAATGGAATATGGTAGAAAAGAATATGATTTCTACGACAAGACCATGAGACAAATGGTTCCAGAATCAGATATTGGTTATAACCCTAATGGCACTCGTCAAGTTTTACCAGGCGAAAGCGAGGTCATGCAGGTTTTAAACAAAGGGCTTGTGCCAAACTTTGCCATGTCTGTTCGAGAAATGGAAGACCCCGAAACGGGAACCAGCTTGAAGTATAGGCAATACCCTGCGGGACATGCAGAAGTATTACATGCAACTAGGGGGGATAAGGATCTAAAAGGAGGTGCATTTAATAACTTTAATAAATTATTAAAAAATAATGAATCCGTGGGGTCTGGGTATTTAACTCCACAGAGAAATGGGATGGGGTCAACACCCTGGGCTAATATTGTTTCAATGTTTCCTCAAATCAAATATAGAATACAAGAAGGCTTACAAACTGGAGGCCTCTTTGGTTATTCAGAAGGGTATGATGAGCAGGTAATGGATTTTGATAGTCTTGTGGGTTTTAAAAGTGATATTAACAAACACTTCACTAAGCCAGAAAATGCAGATCTTGCAAGTTTAGTTTATAAGCCATTTGGCGGTCCATTCGACATGGATGAAGCTGTAAATTTTCAGGATTTAATAACTAAGAGAGTTAAAGGAAAGGGTGATTCTGCGGCGGGGTTCTCAAGCAAGGGTCTCGTCCCTAACTTTGTTGCTAGTAATAGGGTTGAAAAAGCTAGGAAAGGCTTAAAGGAAGATACTAAAAACTATTTAAGAGTCACCCCTGATGAGTACAAACAATTTGAGGATATTGTAGAGTGGATGCAAATGGAGTTTCCAGTTTCTGGTCTCAGGCTTGATAAGGAAACATTCTCTATATCGGCTAACACAGAAGACATAAGGCACATTAAATCTGTAATGGATAACCCAAGTGTTATTCGTAACATGAAGAAAGATGGAATCGAGCAGCCAAGTAAATTAATGAAGTCTTTCTTGCAGAAACATACAGAATCTTTACTTCAGGCAAAAAATTTCCAAAGAAAGGGGGTGCCAGAAGGAGTTACTGATAAAAATTCACTAAGAGGTTATTTCAAGGGAGATGAAGATAAGTATTATGATGTAGCAAATAAAGGAATTGTTCCCAATTTCAGTGACCCATTAATTCAAGCCATTAAAAGAGAGAAAGCTGCTGGTGTGCCACCTTCAACCATCAGGGTAGAAAGAAGTAACCAGCTGGTGGACAGAAAAAATCCTTTAGGTTTAGCTGTAACAAACACAAGAGACGAACCTCTCGGTGTGAACCAAGGAATTAAAAGAGCTCAGTCGATGAACATCGACCCTAAAAAACACGGAACACAAAAAGGATTGGTGCCTAACTATGTTGGAGCAAGAGGGGGTAGCTTTGGTGGCCACGATTCCAGCAAAAATAATTATTCAAAATTTCCAACAAAACCTATTGTTCCTGTTAGTGGACCCAGCGCTCCTCTTGGTGGGTCCAGCGCTCCTCTTGGTGGATCCAATCAGGGTGAGATATTGGAACCTGTAATTTCTGCGATACACCAGGGGGCTAAGGATTTAGAGAAAGGTTTAGAGTTTTTAAAAGACAAGCTCACTGATGTAGAGTTTGAAAAGGTATCAAAAACAGTTGATGAAGTTAGCTCCCAGCTTAATAGTGCTGAGCAAGCTGCGAAGGGTGGAGATAAGGAAGCATTTGTTAATCCAGCACTAATGGGGGCCACTGATCTTGCTAGGAAGGAAATGTTTGGAGCTTTTCAAAAAGCTGAAGCAAGATCTGGGGGTAACAGTGAGGTCATAAAAGAAGGTGATAAAGTAGCTAAGGTATTTAATGATCTATCTGTAAAAACTGGTAAGGCTCAAGCAGCTATAGAGGCAGAATCTAAAGGAAGAGAAAACGGATTACAGAGATTGTTCTTCTTCCAGTCTATGATTTCTATGGCGAATGGATTCCTTGGGGAATTCGCATCAACAGCGTCAGGTGCGAGTAGAAATTTAGCAGAGTTAGGAATGGGTGCATCGCAGGTTTTTGCCGCGTATATGCAGCAAAAAGAATTGATTCCTGAAATATCAGAAGCTCTTGGCCAAAGTTCAGATGAACAACGAAGTGTGGGAGATCTATTCGGGGGCAATGCACAAAGAAAGGCTGCAGCCAATGCGGGTGAGAGGGAAGCCGTGGCTAAAAATTTAAGAAACCAACAAAGAGGTGGGGCTCGTGGTGGACTTGCAAAGATGACTGGTGGAAAAATTCCACTATTAGGTAAATCGATAGGCTCATTAGCTAGAGGATTTACTAGATTCTTACCGATAATAGGGCAACTGTATACAGGTTTTACCCTTGTTAATGAAGCTTTAAAGTTTTTTGTCGGAGAAGGTATATTTGATTTGCTTTCGAGTAGCGCCACTAAAGCAAGGAAACAAATAGAAGAGTTGGGTAAGACTTCAGAAAGTGTTTCTGCTGCACTTGAATCCATGAGGTCTAAAGAAGAGATTCAGCAAAAAATGGTAGACCTTGAAATATTAGGCTCAGGCAGAACTCAAAAACAAGAACAGGATTATTATGATCTTAGGTTAAAAAGTTTAGACGCTGATTCTAAAGTTATGGATTCTATGGGAGCTCTTTATGATGAGAATAAAGTTGGAGAGTTTGGGTTAAAAGCTGTTAATAAAGCTTTGGGCGGAAGCACTGAAGCTCATGCCGAAAACAAAAAAGCATTACAGGATCTTTTGATAGTTACTAAAATGTTAACTGCTGTAGAATCAAACAGGGTTAATTTTTCAGAAAATGTAGATAAGGCAGATGGAAAAGACGATGTAGACAAGTTCATCAAATTATCAGAGGCAGAGGGTTCACGAAGTGCTTTTGCTATGCAGGATTTATTGAAAGGTAAATCTGGGGCCAGTGCCGCAGAGCAAGATTTGTCATTACAAAAAAATATATCAGAATTAAGAAAGCTTGCTGCTAATCCATCTATGGAGATAGATGATTTGAATTTTGATGCCAACGAATTGGTTGGTAGTGTTGGGATCGAGGGTATGTTGGATAATTTAAAGAAAACCACCGATGAGTTTGAGTACGACATGGGTGGTTTAAGTGATAATGAAATCAAAGGTTTTGCAGCTCTAATCAATAGACTAGCCGACAGCTTGTCTAAGAATGATATCTCTGATGGTCAGAAAGCTATAATGATGGCTGACACTAAATTTGCTAAAGAATTAAATAAACTAGTTAACTTAGCTAAAACAAGAGCATCTTACGAAAAGATAACCCTCGGCCATCAATTAGAATTAAACAACTTAAGAAGAGAAGAGGCTGCCGCATCTGAAGATTTAATCAGCGAGTATGGCATGATGAGTAATGCTACCGCTGCTTTTAATAAAGTATCCAGAGATGCAGCTAGCCAACTTGATGCGTTGAATAAAAAACGCGCAGATGCAGGAGATGAACTATCTACAGCTATACTTGATCAAGCAAAAACAATAATGACTACCAATTTATTGTCTCCAGATTTAAAAAGAGAAGGGGATGATTTATCTAAATCAATTTCAACATTTAATGAAAGATTAAAAAGCGCAGCTAATGCAGATTTTGAATTTACTGAATTTAACTCTAGGGTGATAACTGATTTAAATGTTGATGATGAAATAAAAAATGGTGTCAGTAAAATATTTGAAGGAGCCGAAATCGATGAAGGTACTCAGTTCCAAGAAAAATTAAATGAAATAACTAAAAAAATTGCTGACGAACAAGACCCAAGGGTACAGCTGGCAGCAACACTTGCGGCGGTAGAGGCTGGTATTCTCGCTGTAGAAGAAACTACTTTACAGAAATTAGCCGAAGCATCTGATAAATACTCGCAAGTGCTTGTGTCTGTAGATTTAGAGGCAAAAAGGCAAGACGAAAAAAACAAGCAGTCTTTAAAGAAATTATTAATAGATGCTAAGACCATTCAGGGCGCTAAGCTTTTAGAGAAAGAATTAAATAAAACTTTAGCAACACAAGAAATGATAACCGAAAACCTTATGGGTCAAGCTGCAACGTTATCTGTTCAAAATAAGTTCTCATCAAAAAGGTTAAAATTAGAGCAAGATAGCCTCGCATTTCAAGGATTAATATTTCAAAATTTAAGGAAGCAAGCGATTGAGTCTTCAAAATCTGGAATGGAAGGACTGTCGTCATCTCAAATGAGTAACAGTTTACTATCTTCAGCCCCATCCAAGAATCAAGAGGTTTTAGATACGCAGCAGTTGCTGATGAAGAATCAACTTATCAAAATAGGCGAAGAGGCGTCTTCAGCTGAATCTGCAGCTATTGAAGCTGATATCAGAAGAGGTATGTTGTCTGATCTGGGTATGCTTGGTCAAATAGTAGCGGACGAAGTATCTGCAGAAGCTGACAATTTAGCTATAGATATTCAAAGGAAAGTTTTGAAATTATCCGCCCTGGATAATAATGCGAAGAGTTTAGAGGTGATTAAATCTACGGTTCAAGGAGAGGTGATAGATTTAGTAACCACCAATAAGACAGCGCAAATACGCAGGGAAGTAATGGATAAAATGGGTTACAGATCTATTCTTGCAGACCAACAAAACGAGCAGGAATTGTCCGAACTTAAAGAAGGCAATAAGTTAGAGAAATTAAAATTACAAAGAGCAATATTAACTGGCAAAATTAATGAAATAGTTTCAGAGCAAGTAGAACAAGAAATATTATCTGCAGAAAAAAGCTCATTAATAAATGGTAAAAAAGAATTACTATTATCCCTGAACGACCAAATGGCAGAAAGAATGAGAGCTGCTGTATCTCTAGAAGAAGTTGGTAATAAATTAAAAGCTCTCAGAAATGCTAAAGAGCAAGCCTTGATGGATCAACCCACCATGGATTTAATGGTACGCTCGGATATTCAAACAGAAAAATTTCAAAGCCTAGGAGGGGTAAGACAGTCGGCAACAAGAGCGACACTTACTGATGATCCCAATGATATCCTTGCATTTGCTGAAGCCTACAAGGCATACAACAAAGAGATTGGTAAAAACTCTGAAATAGTAGATGCTCTCAAGGTAAAGATGGCAGAGATGAATGCTCAGGCATCCAACTTAAAATCAGACTTAGTTAACCTTGGGATTGATAGTGCAAGGTCTGGCCTAAAGGGAGCGTTTAAAGATATAGCTACTGGAGCAAAGGATATAGGGGAGGCATTTGCTGACGTGGGGCTTGGTATTGCGGACAGCATTATGGACAGAATGATGGACGCTAATATAGATAACATTATTAAAGATTTGACTTTTGCTTTTACTGGGGAATCTGCAAAAAGCGATGCCCAGATGGTCGTAGACTCTAACACTGAATTGGGAACTAAACTTGAGCAATCTTCTGGTGTAGAACAAGAGCTTTCGTCTAAACTAGAATCTTTAATTAAAAGGGTTGAGTCTGGGTTGACTGATGGGGTTGATTTAACTAATACGGATAAACTAATAGCTGACTTAAAGTCAGAAATTGCTGGTGGCGCGAGTGATTTTGCTGCAAAATTTAGAGACGAATTAAAAGCTTTATTTGGGGCTAAACCTAAATGGCTTGATACTGTTAAAGGTGATCTCGGGAGCCCGATGGAAAAACTTGCAGGGAGTATTTCAGAATTAAGTAATGCTATAGAAAAAAAGCAACTGACGGAAGATCAATCTTCTAGCTCAAAAGATAAAGTGCAAGAAGTTCAAAAAGAAGCTCAAATCAAGGCAAATGAAGCTAACAAGCCGAAGAGCCTGGATGAAGCAAAATCTATAGCTTTAAAAAACAAAACAGATCAATTCAAGCAAAGCTATGACAAGAATCCATATGTAAATGAAGCCATGCAAAGAAGATCTATGAAGGAAAGGGGTTTGGATGTAGGTAGATACGATGATTCAAAAATGTCTGAAATAACTAAGTACAAAAATATAGATATAGCTAAATCAAAACTAAACTACATTAGATCAGACAAAGAGCGCGCTCAGTCAATGATTGATCATTCTCAAAAAACTATTTCATCATTCAATAGTCCTTTGCACGAAAACAAAGGAATGTTCCTGGGTGGTAATCAGCTCGTAAGAAGGCAAGGTGCAAACTTTGAAGAATTTAACTCGTTGTCAAAGGTCAGAGATGATGCACAGTCTAATTTTGATGCGCAAAAAACTAAGGTAGCTGACTTAGTGTCAAATTCAGACTTATCAAAAACTGAGGATAGGGAGGAATATGACAAAGCAAAAGAAAAGTTAGAACAGTTCGAGGGGAAGCTTAAGGAAGCTGAAGACGCTCTTCGCCCGCTATCAGATGAGCTTGCAAGAGCCAAGGAGGGAGTAAGAAAATGGACAGAAAAACTCAGCCAATCTAGCACAAAAGAACAAGTGGTGCAGAAAGAAGTTAATGAGTTTATTGCTTCAGATAGATCTGTACCCGCTGGATACGAAAGGCCGCTAGCTGAGCCAGCTACAGCATCTGTGGCAAATCCTCAAGAGTCAACAACTACAGCGGGTTCACCTGAATTATCACAGTTGGTGCAAACTACGGATGCTAATTCTAAAGCTACGAACACTCAATTAGGGAAAGTAGGCGAAACTATTAATTCCGCTAAAAATGCAATATCTCAAATACCTACAGCTTTAAATAATATTGCCACAAAAGCTCCCACCCCAAGCCCTGCTGGACTGATGACTGGCGGCAAGGTTAAGAAATATGCCAAGGGTGGACTAGTAAGTGGCCCAGGAGGGATAGATAATGTTCCCGCTATGCTTACTGCTGGAGAGTATGTTATACCAAAAGATGTTGTGTCTAAATTTAACAATGGAGGAAAAGCTACTTGGCAGGAGAGATTAAAGTCTGGAACTCAGGCAGTAGCGAATACAGCTGCTTCTACATTTGGGTCATATGCAGCGTCTCGATCAGCAGAAAAACCTGAAGAAGCTGGACCCCCAGTATTTGATGAAAAACAATTGCAATCTCTAGATTTGGGGTTTGATGTGTCCCTTGATGCTAACGATAAAATGGTTAGCGGTAGATTAGCTGAAAGTAATGCAGGCTTGCAAGAATATGAGCAACATTTTCTAGATTTGCATGAATATAATGTCGGTAAGAAAAACCAAAAATTTGAAAAAAGAATGGGCACATTCAATCAAATCATGGGGATGGTTGGGGGAGCTGTAACTAGTGGATTAGTTAG